CGCGGTTTCTTTTTCTGCGGCCGGTGACTTTTTTCATGCAGCACATCGATGATGTGTTCGCTCAATTCGCGTGCTTCATTCAGCAATCCAAGATCTGTCGGAAAACGAATCGCCTGTTCGGCCACGGTGGCGTCTATGATCATTTTCCCCTGATTGCGGGGTGTTTTGTCTGACGTTGAAGACTGCTTTGCAGTGACCGGGACAGCTGCAATATGACAGTCATCTTCGCTGCGATTCGATGCCGTCCTGCCAGGGCTACCGCCATCATTATCCTGGTCAGGCTTCTTTGCCTTTTTCTGCTCGACGGCCTTAATGATGGCCGCATGGAATTCATCAAATACTGTCTGCCCCATGCGCTTGCGTACTTCAACCAGTAACGAGGGCGCAAAAGGTGCTTTCGATTGAAAGCCTTTCAGTCCGATAAAATATTGCAGGTACGGGTTCTCCCGGATCTGCTCTACCGTTTCCTCATCCGAAACCGATAACTTGTGTTTGATGATGACTGCTCCGATTACTATCCGCGCATCCTTGGATGGACGTCCTAATGTCCGGGAGAGTGTCTTGTAGTAGCTATCGGCCAATTCGTCCCACGGCATGCAATCACTCAGTCTTACCCAGCGATTCCTCGGATCAAGAACCATGCCGGGCGGGGTATCAAATCCTTCGAGGGAGCGTTGTTTCTGGTTCTGGTAGCGGATCATCGTGCACGGTTTTTGGGGTTATTTGTCTTATTTACGTGCACTATTTTATCAGAATAGAGGTGATTCTAATATAGAATCAGTTACTTATACTTTCTGAGTAAGCTCTACTTTAACGCGCGCCGAAAAAGAGCTGCCGGTTATTCCATTCCAAACGCAGCGTTAAACGCGGAAAACTGGCTAAATATGACACGCACAATCTTTTGGGGAAGACTGAAAACTCACAAAACAGCAGTGCTACTTTTTTTTGCTAAAGTCCCGTGTGTCGTTTACCAATAGTTGAGAGAACGGAACATAAGAATGTCTAAAGTAGAATAGAAAGTATCAGGTTGTTTCAGAATTAGTAACATATACACAAGCCTATTGCCGAATCTCGATCTATCTACAATCCATGGACAATAAAGGGCGCAAGCCACTTATCGCTATTCAAATTGCTTTGGCGGGCGAGATTCATGAGTTGTAGAGTGTAGCTTATAATTAACCATATAAAGTAAGAGATATCATGTATAAATACTTCATCAAATCAGTGCTTTTGGCATTGCTAGTATTGCCACTAACTGCATTAGCCGAAGAAGAACGTGATCTAAGCTTTATCGACGGTATTTGGCAAAGCTATGGCCCACCTCCTGGTCTAATAGAAGATGGAGTAATAGAACCTGAAAATAAGTTTTACTCACTTCATTATGACCAAAATAGTAAGACACTAGTGCTTATAGACTTGCCAACAATAGATGAGAAAGATATTCCAGTTCTGATGGCCAGCTTTATCGGAAAAGAGGAAACAGAACCAGTAAGTGGAACGAAATATTTTGCATTAGATATGGTTGGTTACGATGAAAATATCGGCGTCAGTAAAGAGTATCGTCTTCACAGGCTTCATGTAATTTTTCATACTGAAACAGAGGCAGAAGTAATGAGATGGTCACCCCTGATAATGCTTGCTGATTGGAATTGGATGATGAGAAAGGTTTTTAGACATAAACCTTAAAGCAATTCCTATGGTGAAGATCAAAAAAAATACTAGTAATAGCAGATTGGAAAGAATTGCGGATATTCAAAGAAATACATCATCAAACATCAAAGGTGTCGCCCACTAGCTTGCCTTTGTTAATAGTCCAAATAACACCCTGCCACTAAACAGCATAGACTATTAACCATATCCATTGTTGCCATGAGTACATCGTATTCAGTACGCTCGACACTAGTCACCCGTCTGGATTAAGACGCAGCCCGAGTAATCAGTTTTCTAGCATCGGAGAAGGTGAAGCGTCTTTGCCGATACAGCTAGAATCAAAAATCAAAACAAATTAGAGGAGAAGGTGGAGGCTCGGATTGCTGGGTGAAGAAGAAAGGAATTCGATGCTGAGTGTGGGGTGACATTTCATTTGAGACTTAGAGAGAAAGATAAAAAAGGGTTGAAAGTGGCGTGTGGTAAGGGTTTGAGGGGGATTTGGGTAAAAAAAGTTATTTGAGACTTGAAAGAGGAAAATAAGGGCAAAAGGAAGTGTTTGCCATTTCAATTGATACTTAATTGCATTAAAAATGCAGCTGGCCGCGCAGTAATTGCCGCAGATAAGTTCATATATATCAAATAGATAAACGATATTGTTAAGGTTAAATATTAAGCATTATTCATTTGTCATTGTCCGCAACTATGTCCTAGAGAAAAATCACAGTTGTGAAGGTCGTTTTTTATCTTTATCTTCATGCACTTGCATTACCCGGCATTTCGCGATTTTAGAAAAACCGGCGCAACTCAAAAACACATAAAAAACGTTAAATTTGCTCAAATTTTGCGCCCATACCAGACCACCATTCCCAGGACCTTGAGCGACCTGGCCTGCTCTTCATCCAGCTCTTCAATTTCGTATTCAGGGTTGTCGCTTTTTATGATGACCGAGCCATTTATCTTGCGCTGAATGCGCTTGACCCATAGCGACCCATCGTACTGCAAAACATAAACCGCATTATCCGATATGAGGTTCTTGCTCATATCGATCAGAATCAAATCATTCTGGCTTAGCGTGGGTTCCATGCTGTCACCTTTTACAGTGATGAGCGCCAGATCCTTCTCTGTGCAGCCCAGTTCCGAGCGTACCCATGATTTCCTGAATGCGAGGTGATCGACAATTTGTTCGGAATGAACCATCTCGCCGTGCCCGGCGCTTGCCCGGACATCGTATCTTGGCACCAGTACAAAATCGTTCAGCCCTGCGGGTGATCCAGACGAAGACTTGGCGCGCCTGGCCACAAGAATATTCTCTTTGTGCCTTGCGTAATCCTCTGCGGGAATTCCCTTTTGACCGGAATCCAGGAAATAAGGGTTATCCAGCATAAACAGGTAAATCCTTTTCAGGATTTCGTCTGGGGGTCTAAAGACAGATTTCTTCCCGCCTTTTCCTCCCTTGGCATCGACAACCTTTTTTTCCCATAAATTTTGCTTTGCGTGCCTGAGTGCTCCCCTTTCTGTTGTGGGCAGTTTCGCTACAAGTTCAGCGCCTAATTTGGCAAGGTCCGCAGCAGAAAACCATTCTGTACTCATGGTGCAAGGGTAGAGAATATTGTTAAGAACAAACCGGATTTAAATATCATAAAAATCAACCTGTTATCAAATGGCCAAGAAAATTAATAGAAAAAAGTCCGGTCTATTGCGCAATTGTTGTTGACAAGTATGGACAGATTTCTTAACATGCTGTTTTGTATAAATTTATGGATTCGTTAAACATGCCAAAAAAACCAGCCTCGAAGGACTGGCATCGTGCCGACATCATTGCGGCCGTGCGTAAAACAGGGACCGATCTATCCAAGCTTTCCATCCGCAACGGATTGGGTCGTGGCGTGCTGCGCAACTGCCTGAACCATCCGTACCCCAAGTACGAGCGCATCATCGCAGAGCACCTGGGGACTCACCCCCATATTATATGGCCATCCCGTTATCGTGCCGATGGCTCGCCCAAATCCGGGCGAGGCGAACGCGGGCTGGGGCGTTACAAAGCCAAGCGCAACAATGTTAACGCATCTGGCCATTCGTGCAATGTCAATCCGGCAAACAGCCAGAGTGTCTAGCCATGGTGATTGCCAAGCGTGATACACGGACGAGAAGCCTGTTCGATGAACTGCCGCCGGCGCCAGCCAGCGCGCCTGGCAGTCTTTCCTGCCGGGCGGAAATCGCGCATGCCATGTCCGAGGCGCTCAAGGGCCATGATCGCTACGACATCGCGGCCAAAATGAGCCGCCTGCCCGGGCGTGACATCAGCAAGCACATGCTGGACGCCTACACCGCCGAATCGCGCGAGGACCATATTCCGCCATTCGATACGGCGATAGCCTTCGATCTTGCAACCGGGGCCAACACGCTCACCACATTTGCCGCCCAGAAAATCGGCGCCAAACTGGCCGTCGGCCAGGAAGCGCTCGATGCCAAGCTGGGCCAACTGGAGCGCATCCGGGACGAAGCCACCAAACAAATCAAGCAATTGAAGCGCGCCATGGAGGATAGCCATGAGTGAGACCAATATCTATTACACATGTTATGAGCTGGCCGCCATGCAATTGCCTGGATTGCCCTCAACAGAATTTGGGATGCTCAAGAAGGCCAAGCGTGAAAAATGGGTTGCGCGCAAGCGCCCCGGCAACAATGGCTATGAATACCTGCCGCCGGTTGATGTGCTGGTGCTGATCCGCGACCGGGTATTGGGCCGGATTGTCTCACGGCCTGCCGAGTCTGAACCGGCCAGGGCGGATCTGGAGAAAATCAGCCAGGCGCTCAAGCCTGCCGGTGATCTGAAAGTATGGCAGCGCGAAGTGGCTGCGGCGCGGCTGGCCATCTGCGAGGCAGTGCAGTGCCTGGCGAGCAAAATCGGCAAGGAAGCCGCCATCCTGGAAATTGTCGAACAGTCGAAAAACAGCGCGCTGCCGGAAACCCTGCAAGCAGCGGTTGAGATCGCACGTGCCAAGAAGATGGGGCAAAAGCAGGTGCTATCGCGCGCCAGCGTTTACCGCTGGCTGCGGAAAATGGAGCAAGGCCAGGGCACCATGACGGAACTGGCTCCGCATGATCGGAGTTTCAACAACATACCCGCCTGGGCGCCTGCGCTGCTGCGGCTCTACAGCCAGCCGCAAAAACCCAGCCTGCTATATTGCCATGAACAGCTGCTGAGAAACCTGTCAGACGGGGTGAAAGCGCCTTCCTATCGGACATGCATGCGCTTCATCGAAAAAATGAGCAACGTCGACCAGCACCATGGGCGCATGGGCAGCCGGCAAATCAAAAACATCCTGCCCTTTGTGCGCCGCGACACCCGTGGCATGTGGCCGGCCGAATGTTATACCGCCGATGGGCATACCTTCGATGCAGAAGTGGCGCATCCCGCTCATGGGCGCGCATTCCGGCCGGAAATCACGACCGTGCTCGATGTGGCCACCCGCAAGGTGGTGGGCTTTTCCATCGGCCTGGCCGAATCGTCATGGACCGTGCTCGATGCGCTGCGGCATGCCTGCCTCTCGTGCAGCATTCCCTCGATCTTCTATGTCGACAACGGCACCGGCTTCAAGAACGACATGATGAACAACGAAGTCACCGGCTTCATGGCCCGGCTGGGCATCCAACTGACGCACAGCCTGCCGTATGCCTCCCAGGCGCGTGGCCTGATCGAGCGTGTGCAGCAAAGCATTTGGGTGCGTGCCGCCAAAACCCTGCCCACCTACATGGGCAAGGACATGGATCCGCAAGCCAAGCAGCGCGCCTTCAAGGTCACGCGCAAGGAAGTGCTACAGCCATCAGGCAGATCGAAACTGCTGATCGAGTGGCCGGCATTCATCGCCTTCTGCCAGAGCGAGATCGACCGCTACAACGACCGGGCGCATTCATCCCTGCCGAAAATCGTTACAGCTGATGGCGTCCGGCGTCACCAGAGCCCGAATGACGCCTGGGCGCAGGCAATCAGCGAAGGCTGGCAAGCGGTTGAAGTCGCGGGCCATGATCGCAATGACCTGTTCCGGCCATACAAAACCGCCAAAACCACCCGTGGCGAGATCCGCCTGTTTGGCAATCGCTACTTCAGCCATGACCTGGCGCATTACCACGGCGAAACCATGCGGGTCGGGTACGACATTCACGACGCCAGCCGGGTCTGGGTCAGAGATCGTGAAGGCCGCCTGGTGGCGATCGCCGAATTCGAAGCCAATTCGCAGCGCTACTTTCCGCAGTCATTCATCGACCAGGCCAACTACAAGCGCGCCCAGGCACGCATCAAGCGGGCTGAAGCCAGAATCGAAGAAGCGCAGGCCGAGCTCGACCCGCCGCTCATCCTCGAACACCAGCCGGCCGAGACGCTGCCCCCCATGCCGATCAAGCAAAGTCCGGACATGGCGCTGGCCATCGAGGCTGAACACCTGGAAGACATGTTCGACGCGACCAACATCGGCGTCCTGCCCACGCAGGGCGACAAGCGGCCATGGTTCACGTCTGACGCGGAAAAGTACCGCTGGCTCATGCACCTGCATCATCGCGGCTACTGGACACAGCACGATATCCAATGGCTGCGCGACTTTGTGCACGGGGAATACTACTGGGACATGAAAGAAATCTTTGCCCGGGAAAGCATCGTCTGGACATCGGACGACGACCACTTTGCCGAGCGGAAACTGGAAAAACTACAAAAGGAGGAGAAAAACGAAGAAGACGAATCGGCGGCCGCACGATAACAGCCATTACCGTGCAACCTATCCACTAATCCAAATCTGCAAGACAGGAGTTTAAATTTGAAAAACGTTTTTGTCAAAACAAGTAACTACGAGCGGTTCAAGGAAGGCTTGGCCGCAGTTGAAGGGCGCGGCGCGCAAGAATCCAGCCTGCTGCTGATCACCGGGGAAGCGGGCTACGGCAAATCGGAAACCGTCGATCAATGGGCCGTGCAAGTAGGGGCTGCCTACCTGCGCGCCAAAACCGACTGGACCCCGCGTTACTTCCTGACCGAGCTGGCCGAAAACTTGAAAGTGGACCCCTCCGGCCGCTCCAAGGAAGTCTTCGGGCGGGTATCCGGCTATCTCGGGCGCAACCAGACCCCGATTGTAATCGATGAAGTCGATCACTGCATGCGCAACAACGCCCAGGTGCTCGAAGCCATCCGCGATCTGTCCGACCTGACGGAAGTCACCGTCGTGCTGGTCGGCATGGAAAAAGTGCAGACCAAAATCAGCAAGCATCTTCAAATCAGCAGCCGCATCGCGCATGTCGTGACATTCGGCCCGGCAACCTTGGAAGATGTCATGGCGACCTGCCAGCAGAAATGCGAAGTGGTTGTAGAACCCGAATTGGCGCGCGAAATCCATCGCCAAAGCAAAGGCCGCATGCGTGAAGTCATGAATGCCATTGCCCTGGTGGAGCGTGAAGGCAAGCGCAATGGCCTGGCCAGCGTCGGCCTGGAAGCGATGGCAGGGCGCGCTCTCACGCTCGACTGGCAAGCGAGCCGCCCCCGACTCATCAAAGGAGGCCGGTGAGCAATGGCCTGGATAGCAGAACAATTACTCAGGGACATCGGCCGGCACGCCCCCAAAGCGTGCATCACCAAAGACAGGCTGGTTGAACTGACCGGACTGACGGCCAAGCAAGTGGAAAACGCACTGCTCAAATTGCGCAAGCATGGCCTGGTTGAGCGCACCGAAACGGGCGGCCATTGCCTGACCAGCGCCGGCCAGCAAGCGCTGGCTGCTGGGGAAACGAAACTGAAATCAGGCCCGAGAGGCCCGCAACCGGGTGCGCGCATCCATCGTGGCAGCCTGCGTACCCGTGTCTGGCGCGCCATCCGCATCCGGCGCAAATTCAGCCTGCCGGAAATCGAAACGCTGGTCGTGCAGGGCGAAGAAAAGGCCGTGCGCAACAACATCGGCAAATATCTCAAGGCCCTGGAACGGGCAGGCTACCTGGTCAGAATGCCCCGGCGCGAAGCGGGCGAAGCCCCGACTTCCAACGGCCACCTGCGCTACTGGCTGCCGGACAACAAGGACACCGGCCCGATCGCGCCCATCTGGCGGCCCGCGCAAGGCACGCTCTTTGATCAAAACATCGGCAAGGAGGTGGCGCTATGTGGCGAGAACTCATGATCGCGGCCATCGAGCAGACCAGCATCACCCAAGTTGCGCTGGATCTGGGCGTATCGAGAACCGCCATCAGCCTGATCTTCCACGACAAATACCCGGCCAGCCCGCAGCACATCGCCCAACGGGTGATGGCTGTTTACGGCCGCGTCGAATGCCCATACCTGGGGCAGGAAATCAGCCATGCCCAATGTGCGGATTATCACACCCGGCGGCCGCCGACCAGCAGCCCGCGCGCCATGAAACACTGGCGCACCTGCCAGACCTGCGCGCATAAGGACGCACAAACACACGAACCAGAAATTAGCCAGGAGATCACCCAATGAATCCGATTCAAAGCATCTTGCTCACCACCCATTCATGGCTGCGCAATCGCAAGGCGGTCAGCGCAGCGGGCCTGCCGATCGTCCACCCGGCCACCGCCTGCGACGCGCCAGCGCCCGCGACCCCGCAACCCGCCCCGGCTCATGCCAGCATCGGCCGCCACAACCAGGAACTCATGGACGCCCTGACCAACGCCAAGCGCGTCGCCATCACCCTGGCGCGATCCGGCCACCGCGTGCTCGATATCAGCGTAGGCAGCCGCAATGCCCGCGTCACCCTCCATCCCTCGCCACGCTGCAACCTGCTGGGGGGCGCCATGATCAAGATCACCCGCCTGCATGGGGTCGAGAAAAAAACCATGGCCACCAACCTCGACGGCGTGCAAGTGGAGTGGACCCTATCCACCCCATTGGGAGGGCGCTGAACATGCAACTGGACAAGCAAACCCTCCGCTTCCGGCTGATTGCCGCCTGGCTGCTGTTTCTGGCCGTCTTCATGCTGCTGCTGACATGCGAGTGATCTGCCCCTGCTGCCAGACCGATTTCCCGATCGAGGCCGGGTTGAATGACGTTGCGGCGCGCAACGCCGTCAAGCGCGCATTCAGCCTCACCCCGTTCGGGGATCTGCTGCTGGGCTACGTGCAACTGTTCAAGCCTGCCCAGCGGGCGCTTTCCATGGTGCGCCTGACCAAGCTGCTCGATGAACTGCTGCCCATGATCCAGGCCGGCAAGATCGAGCACAAGGGGCGCATCTGGCCCGCGCCCGCATCATCCTGGCAAATGGCACTGGAACAAATGCTCAGCAATCGGGATAGCCTCGCGCTGCCAATCAAAAGCCATGGCTATCTGCTGACCATCATCGCTTCGGCTGCCGACAAGGCCGAAGCCAGAGGCGAAGCCGCGCGGGAAATACGCCGCCAAACCGGGCGCGCCCGGCAAGCAGAGCAAGCCCCAAAAAGCGAGATGCCAGAAGCCGTGCGCAGCCAGTTGCAGCAATTCCTGGCCAAATCGCAAGCGGCGCCCCATGCGGGCGAGCAGCCCCCCGCACCCGCTGACGCAACCAAACCGAATCATTAACCACAAGGAGAACAATCGATGGCAAGAAATGCCGCCCGACTCAAAACCAAATCCATTGCCTACGTGCCGCAAAGCCGCGATGACGCCGCCGCCGACATTCGCAAGATCGGCGACCTGCAACGCCAGCTGACCCGCACCAGCACCGAAATGAACGACGCAATTGCCGCCATCACGCAAAACTTTCAGCCGCGCATGGACGCCATCAAGGAACAGATCAACCTCCTGCAAGCCGGCGTGCAGGGCTACTGCGAAGCCCACCGCCACGCGCTGACCGACAACGGCCGCGTCAAAACCGCCAACCTCATCACCGGCGAAGTGCAATGGCGTCAACGTCCGCCCTCCGTGTCCATAAGAGGGCAGCAAGTGGTGCTGGAAACCCTGCGCCGCTTGGGCCTTGAGCGCTTCATCCGCACCAAGGAGGAAGTCAACAAGGAAGCCATTCTCAACGAACCGGATGAAGTGCGCGGTGTGGCCGGGCTGAACGTTATCACCGGCGTGGAAGATTTCGTCATCACCCCGTTCGAGCAGGAACAACCTTAAGAAAGCTGGCCGGATAGCGTTAAACCTAGCGCTATCCAGCAAGTTTTTTTTTGGAGATTTAACGATATGGACACCCCACAACAACGCAAACGCGAACTGGCCCTGATCCACATCGCCAAAACCCAGCTGGGTCTGGATGACTGCACCTACCGCCAACTGCTGTGGCAGCTGGCGAAGGTGCGCAGCAGCCGCGATCTGGACGCAAACGGGCGGCAGCAACTGCTGGCGCACTTCGAACAGAAGGGCTGGCGACGCAGCCCGCCAAAAAAAGCAGCCAGAGGCGCGCCCAAAAACCGGCCCAGCGCCCAGCATGCCGGGCTGCTCGGCAAAATCGGCGCGCTGCTGACCGCAATGGAATTGCCCTGGCACTACGCCCATGGGATCAGCCAGCAAATGTTCAAGATCGAACGCGCCGAATGGTGCCAGCCCGACCAGCTGCGCAAGATCATCGCCGCCCTCAACTACAAGGCCAGAAAAAAGACCCATGCATGACATCGACGAAAGCCTGCTGCCTGGCATCCTGCGTGAAATCGCCGGATTGATCGGCCTGCCCGCCACGCTGAAGCTATGCGATTACTATGGCGGCGTGCGCCTCTACGTGCCCAAGCATATCCCGGCAGAACATATCCTGATCGATCTCGTCGGGCGCGAAGCCGCCTGCATCCTGAGCGAGCACTACGGTGGCCAGGAACACTTCGACATCCCGAAAGCCCACCTGCTGCGCACCGCACTGCGCAACAGCAAGATTATGGCCGAATACCCGGCGCTGAGCCGCAGCCAACTGGCCCGCAAATACGGCCTGACCGAACGCCATATCGGCGAAATCCTGGCCACCGCCAGGCGAGAGGCCGAGAGAAAAAACAACCCCAAACAACAAACATTGTTTTAATTGCAAAAGGAGAAGCAAAATGATGAGAGTCAATGAAATCGCCGCCTTCCTCAATGTGACCCATGGGGGAGCCCTGCGCATCATGAAGCGGCACAAGATCCGCAGAGAGAAGATTCGCCCAGGCGCGGGTGCTGCCGCCAGATACTATTACCTCTACCACATCACGCCCGAGCAGCTGGAACCAATGCGATATGTGAGCAGGCCAAAAGGCAATCGCACCGCAGGCAAGACCCTTGATTTCAGATCCATGCGGATCTTGAGCCAGGGCGCGGCCCTGGCCAGGCTGGAATCCGCCCTCAACCAATTACCCGCCAACAGCTAACAAGGCCACGCACATGAATTATCAAGCCATTGGCGAATACCACGCATACCGCATCCAGGCGCGGGATGCAGCCGGCAGACGCTTCGCGCTGCTGCGCAACCTGGCCACACAAGTGCACAACCTGGCGGAAAACCAGGCCGACATGGCGGCCCTGCGCGCCACACTCGAACAGGTCGAGCTGGCGGAACGGGAAATGCACGCCGCCATCAAGCGGGCCAATGAAGCCGCCGCCCTGTGCGCGGAGCAGGCAATCAGCGCCAAGCAGATAAGCTTCGATGTGTAACGAGGGGTGCTGACCCGCCGCCGGGAGATAGCCAATTCACCCCCGGCAGTTTTATGTAAAGGAAACGGGTTTTTCTTTACATAAGGCTGCAATGGCTGCAATGGTTGACAACCCAGGCAAACCGGTGTACGGTTCGCCGCAGGTGATCTAAACACCGTTATGCGTAAGCGGCAACCACGTCCGTCAGCTGTGGTTTTTTTACGTCCATCGTTTTCCGATGGCCGGGTGTGCGAGGAATACAATACCGGGCAACCGGGAATAACTCCGCCGACTTACGCCGGTTTAGAGCGCCTGGCCGCCCACGACCTTCGTGGGAATTTCCATCTAAAAGGAGCGTAAAGATGAACAACCAATCCATCGTCACCCTGCAAGGGGATCAAGCCACCACCAACACCCTTATCGTGGCCGAGTATTTCGGTAAGGAGCATAAGCACGTGATGCGTGATTTGCGGTCATTGATGGCCGAGTGTGCTGGAGAATTCAACCGGTCCAATTTTGGACCCGTTGAATATTACGACGCAAAAGGCGAGAGAAGACCCATGTACACCCTGACCAAGAAGAGCTTCATGCTGCTGGCGATGGGCTTCACGGGCATCAATGCGACCCGGCTCAAGATCGCCTTCATTGACGAGTTCGAGCGCATGGAAACCGCGCTCAAGCATCGCCAGCCGGTCATCAACGAGGCCATGCGCGAGGAGCTGCTCAAGGCCCGCCCGCTGTGGGCCAAGATCGCCAAATATGATCGCCTGGGCTTGTCCACGTTCGAGATCTGCCTGCTGATCCAGCGCCGCCCCAGAACCCTGCGCGAGCACCGCCGCCGCATGCAAGCCTGCGGGCTGCTGGCCCGGCCGGACAACCGCCCGCAGGTTCCCGCATTGACGCCCATGGGAGGTGAAGCATGAACCGCATGCCGGAATCCTTCTATGATCTGGCCTGCCGCCTCGACAGCCTCCAGGCCATTGCAGCCTATATCCCGGAAGCCATCCCGTGCGGCGAGGACGCATCCCAGCGCCGCGCCAGCCGCTGCGCGGTCGGCATCGCCCACGCCGTGATGGATCTGCTGGCGATGTGCGAGCAAGATCTGCTCAAACTCGAACAAGCGTTGGCAGCAGGGATTGACAGCGCCGACGATCCAGCATAATCTGAAACCCTGACCCCCGCCCGAGTCCTTCGGGCGGAACCCCCCAAGCCTTATTTCATGCGGTTCTTGCTGCCATCATGGCGGCATGAACACGAACTCAAGCCAAAGCCCAATACACCCAGAACGCACTGCCGAGCAGGCGATGCTTTCAGACCCCTACGCGCCCTTTATGGCCTGGTCTGATCGAGTGCTCGCAAAAGCGCTTCACGGTATGCGGTTGCTGAATCAATGTAATCCTCCTGGATACCGCTGGAAAGCGCGCTTGATATCCATGTTTCGCTGCGCAGCAAAAACATTTCGGAGGATGGCATGAACAGACCCATTAGCCACCTCGTCATACACTGCGCCGCCACACCCAATGGCCGCTGGCACGATGTCCGCGACATTGATCTCTGGCACCGCCAGGCCGGTTTTCGGCGCAACCAGAACTGGCGCGCGCGCCAGAACGAAGAACTGGGCCATATCGGCTATCACTTTGTGATCTACACCAATGGCGCGGTTGCAACCGGCCGCCATCTGGACGAAGTGGGCGCGCATGCGCGCGGCTTCAATGCCCGCACCATCGGCATTTGCATGATCGGCACCGACCGCTTCAGCCCGGCCCAGTGGGAGAGTCTGCACAATGGCGTATCCAGCCTGATAGTTCGCTACCGGGGGGTGAAGGTGGTGGGCCACCGGGATCTGCCCGAGGTCAAGAAAACCTGCCCCGGCTTCAGTGTGGACGATTGGCTGGCCAACCAGATGCAGCCCCTGCCAGGCCATGTGCTGGGAGAAACCCATGAAGGCAAGTGAACTGATTACCGACTGTGGCACCGGCATGCTCTCCCAGAGCAAGCTGTGGGCGCATGTCTCCTACCTGGCCGCCACGCTGGTCTTTCTGCGCTGGGGGCTGTTTGCCGAAGCGCCGCCCAGCGCCGAGATCTGGCTGATCTATCTGGGTGTGGTCGGCGGGCATACTGTTCTCAGCAAGCTGCTGTCTATCCGCTACAGCGCGGGAGCGGCCAAATGAGCTGGCTGTTTACGCACTGGACCTGGCTGCTGGCCATTGTGCTGTTCCTGGCTGGCTACTACCAGGGCCGCGAAGACGGGCAATCGGAGATCCAGGCCAGGCAAGTCCAGGCGATCGAATCCGCCGTGCGGGCCGCGCGCGAGCAGGCCCTGCTGGAAGCCGAGCAAACCCATGGCCAGGCCGCCGCCTTTGAAGCCGACCGCGAGCAGGTGCGCACGGTCTATGTCCATGTCAAGGAAAAAGCCAATGAAAACATCGATCGCAACACGGGTTATAACGATTGCAGCCTCGATGCTGACGGCCTGCGCCTCTACAACGCCCGCCCCACTACAGATTTCACCGCCGCGCCAGCCGCCCGCCTCGCTGACGGCGTTGTGTCCGGATCTGCCGCCAGCGCTGGATGGCCGGCTGTCAACCCTGCTGCGCAACAGCCTGGAACGCGCGGCTCTGTATTACGAGTGCCAGGCGCGGCACAAGGCGCTGGTGGAGTGGGCAACCGCCACCCCGCCGACCAGAAAGAAATAGGCGATGGCTTGCCATGAGAGCGGAGGATTTCGCCCAGCAGCTGGAGCTGGCTGAATACGAATACACCCAGCGGCGCGCCATTGCGCCGGATGCGCCGCCCTCGCTCAGCCATTGCGAAGACTGCGGCTGTGAAATTCCTTTGGCCAGGCAACGCGCCATCAGAGGCGTGACCCGCTGCATCGCATGCCAGCAGATACACGAATTGACAACAAAAAGAGGATCGCGATGACCAACGAACAAGCCATGCTGCTGGGGGAAATCAAGGGCAAGCTGGATCTGGTGATTAAGAACCAGAACCAGACCAAGGACATGATCGGCAGTCTGGATGGCCGGGTACGCAAGATCGAGCGCCATTCGGCCATGACCGGCGCGGTCAGTGGCGGGTTGGTGTCGGTCGGGGTGGCCTTGATGATCGAAAAGGGCAAGCATGCCATCGGCCTGTGATGGCTTGCTTTCTACATGGCCTATTCACCCGATAAAGTAGCCGAGGCGCGCGCGGCTTTTGTCTATGAAGCGTTAAACCTCAAGGCAATCTCGCGCCGCTACAAGATCCCGATCAGCACCGTCACGCGCTGGAAATCCAGCGCGCTCAAGAACGGGGACGACTGGGACCGCGCCCGCGCGGCCGCCAGAATGTCCAGCCTGGGGACGGAAGCGGTTACGGCCACGGTGCTGGAGGATTTCATGCTGCTGTTTCAGAGCACCATGAACGACATCAAGGACAGCAAGGATGTCAAACCGCTGGAGAAGGCCGAGGTGCTGTCGCGCATTTCGGATGCCTATTCCAAGACCATGAACGCCGTGTCCAAGGGCAACCCGAAACTGGACAAGCTCAGCTTTGCCGCCGATATTCTGCGTGACCTGGTGCAGTTCATTCAGACGGACTACCCGCAGCACGCTGCGGCGATGGAAGAAGTGCTGCTGCCGTTTGGCGAGAGCATAGGCAGACGCTATGGGTAAAACCACGCGCCGCGCCTTTTTGCAGGAGATCGCGCAGCTGGCGATGCAATTCCGCCAGCAGATCGAAGCCGAAGTGGATGGCTTCGCGCCCGATCCCGCAGCCAGGCAGGCCCGGCTCAAGCAAGCCGGGCAAAATCTCGAATATTTCGCGCGCACCTACTTCCCGCACTATATCAAGGCGGCCAATGCCACCTTGCACGATTTTCTGTATCAGCGGCTGCCGGAGATCGTCGATAACGGCAGCGGGGACCATGATGTGATCGCGGCCCCACGCGGCAACGCCAAATCCACTCTGGTGACGCAGATATTTGTCATCTGGTGCGTGGTGACGGGCCGCAAGCATTACCCCGTGATCATCATGGATGCGCTGGAGCAGGCCCTGCCGATGCTGGAAGCGATCAAGGCCGAGTTGCAATACAACCCGCGCCTGTTGATGGATTTCCCGGACGCCTGCGGCCAGGGCCGGGTGTGGCAGGTGGGCACCATCGTGACCCGCAACGATGCCAAGGTGCAGGTGTTCGGCTCGGGCAAGCGCATGCGCGGCTTGCGCCATGGCCCGCACCGTCCCGATCTGGTGATTGGCGATGATCTGGAAAACGATGAAAACGTGCGCAGCCCCGAGCAGCGCGACAAGCTGGAGTCCTGGCTCAAGAAAACCGTGCTCTCGCTCGGCCCGGCCGATGACAGCATGGATGTGATCATCATCGGCACCATTTTGCACTATGACTCGGTGCTGGCCCGTCTGCTCGGCAATCCGCTGTGGCGCGCGCGCAAGTTCCGGGCCGTGATCGAGTGGCCGCACCGCATGGATCTGTGGGACCGCTGGGAAGAAATTCTGCTCAACCAGGGCGAAGCGGCAGCGCTCGCCTTCTACAGCGAACGCGCGACGCAGATGGAAGCCGGCGCCGTGGTCGCCTGGCCGCAGGCGCAGCCGCTCTACAAGCTGATGCTCAAGCGCGCCCGCGATGGGCGCCCGGCATTCGACAGCGAACAGCAGAACGACCCAGTATCGGGAGACGATGCGCCGTTTGCCGATTGCATCCATTTCTGGGTCAACCGGCTGAGCAGCTGGCGTTTCTTTGGCGCTTGCGACCCTTCCCTGGGTAAACAGGGCGCCAGCCGCGACCCGTCCGCCCTGTTGGTGGGCGGCTTCAGCCGGGAAACCGGGGTGCTGGATGTGGTCGAGGCGCTGATCAAGAAACGCCTGCCGGACCGCATCATTGAGGACGTGATCGCGCTTCAGGCGGAATACCGCTGTCTGCTGTGGGTGGTGGAGTCGGTCCAGTTCCAGGAATTCTTCCGCACTGAGCTGGTCAAGCGCTCGGCTGCGCGTGGCGTGCCGGTCCCGGCCAGGGCGATCCAGCCCAGCAGTGACAAGCTGTTGCGGATCGAATCGCTGCAGCCGCATATGGCCAACCGGCTGATCCGGCTGCACCCTTCGCAAAATACCCTGATCGATCAGCTGCGCCATTTTCCCAAGGCCGATCATGACGACGGCCCGGATGCCCTGCACATGCTGTGGATGGCGGCCACGACCCGCAACGCGGGCATGGCCTATCAGGGCGCGGGCAAAGCGCATAGACAAGGAGGCGCATGGTAAAACTGTTGGATATGCATGGCAACCCGATCGATACCGGGCGGCTCAAGGCATCGCAGACGGCCGAAATCCGGCATCTGCATCACGAATACGCCAGCCACCCGAGCCGGGGATTGACTCCGGCCAAGCTGGCCAGGGTCATGGATGCCGCCGAACAGGGCGACATCCGCGCCCAGCATGATCTGTTTGTCGATATGGAGGAAAAGGACGGCCATATCTTCGCCGAGATGAGCAAGCGCAAGCGTGCGCTGCTGACGGGCAGCTGGAGCATTGAGCCGCCACGCAACCCTTCCGCGCGCGAGAAAAAAACCGCCGCCGCGCTCAAGGAGCTGATGAGCGATGTGCCCAACCTGGAAGATGTGATGCTCGATTGCCTGGATGGCATCGGGCATGGTTTTGCCTGTCTGGAAATAGAATGGCAGCGGCTCGGTCGCGACTGGATTCCCAAAGCGATCGAGCACCGCCCGCAGAGCTGGTTCATGACCGACCGTGACACGCGCACGCAAATCCGCTTGCGCGATCTGTCGCTCGATGGCGCGCCCTTGCAGCCGTTTGGCTGGATTGTGCATGTGCACAAGGCCAAATCGGGCTACCTGTCTCGCGCCGGGCTGCATCGTGTGCTGGCCTGGCCCTACCTGTTCAAGAATTATTCGGTGCGCGACCTGGCCGAGTTTCTGGAAATCTACGGCCTGCCGCTGCGCCTGGGCACGTATCCAAGCGGCAGCGGGGACGATGAAAAGGACACCTTGCTGCGCGCCGTGATGCAGATTGGTCATGACGCGGCCGGCATTATCCCAGAAGGGATGGATATCGATTTCAAGGAAGCCGCCAAGGGCAGCCACGAGCCCTACCAGGCGATGCTCGACTGGTGCGAGCGCACCCAGAGCAAAGCCATCCTGGGCGGTACCCTGACCACCCAGGCAGACGGCAAATCGAGCACCCACGCGCTGGGCAACGTGCACAACGAAGTCCGGCACGATCTGGCCGTTTCCGACACCTTGCAGCTGTGCGGCACCTTGACGCGCGATCTGGTCTATCCGCTGCTGGTGCTCAATATCGGGGCCGTCGAGGACATGCGCCGCCTGCCCCGGTTCGTGATCGATCTCAAGGCCCCGGAGGATATCGGTATCTATTCGGATGCCTTGCCCAAGCTGGTCCATGTCGGCATGCCGATTCCGGTGTCGTGGGTCATGGACAAGCTGGCCATCCCTGCCCCAAAGAATGACGAGCCGGTTCTGCTGCCACCCCAGCCATTCATGGCCGGGCCACCGCCTGCGCTGGAATCGGCCACGGCAGTGGCGGCTGCCAGCCAGACGGGCGCGGATGCCTTCGACCTGTTCGGCGATGCGCTGGCCGGCGACTGGGAAAAGCTGACCGATCCATTGATCGTCCCGATCATGGCGCTGGCTGCCAGTGCAGCCGATTATGAGGATTTCCAGCGCAGGCTGCCGGAGCTGATTGGCGCGATGCGTATCGATGCGCTGGTGGAAGCGCTGGCCCAGGGTCAATTCGCAGCCGCCATTTATGGCCGGGTGCGCGATCAGCAAGACGACTCAGACGATTGAACGATTTATCAACCACAAAGGAGCAGCAATGCCAGAGCCTAATATTAATTTCAGATTTGATCAGGTGCGCGACACCATAGAAGACAAGCTGTCGGATGTGAACGAGTATATCCAGGAAGAGCTGTACGACCTGGAAGCGTCCGTGAGAACGCCTGGTCAGATTGTCGCCGAGGAAATCGCCAAGCGGGATCTGATCGTGCCCTTGATGGTGGGCGCGCCGTTTCTGATCGGGATGATGGCTGGCGCCATGCTGGCGCTGTCTATCTAGCCCATTTGACTGGTGCCCTCATGCGTGAGGGTGCCATTTTCTGAATGATCTGGCTGGAACCGAGCCACCAACTGCTGCGCGTGATCGATGGCGATCCCGCCGACCAGCCGGATTACCGCGCGGTCGGCAATGTATGGCTGCATGGCGATGTGGCGATTCTGACCGGGTTTCATGGCCAGCTGTCGCGGGCCGACCTGCGCGAGATCGTCACGGCCCTGTCCCGTCAGGGGGTGGGTTATATATTGGTGGCGCGTGCCGGGAACCATCGCCTGCCGATGGGTCAGCCACTGCACCGGCCCGGTGAGCCCTTTCACGGTTGGTGGTTTATTCCTCTCCAACGGACACCCGAGCATGTTTGAATTCAAGCGCCTGCCGCCCGAGGACGCAATTGCCTATTTCCGCCAGAAAGGCTACCGGATCGGATTCAGCTGGCAGGATGTCTGGCAGCAGGAACACCAGGCAGCCTTTACCGTGGCCAAGGCCATGCAGCTCGATATCCTGCGCGATATCCGGGCAGCGGTCGATAATGCCCTGGCCGAGGGCACCCCTTTTGAACAGTTCCGAAGCCACCTTAGCCCGCTGCTGATGGAAAAGGGCTGGTGGGGGCGCGCCGAAATGGCAGACCCGCAAACCGGCGAAGTCCGGGAAGTCGAGCTGGGCAGCCCCAGACGATTGAAGCTGATCTTCGATACCAACCTGCGCACAGCGCATTCCGAGGGCCAGTGGGCCCGCATCCAGGATCACAAGGAAGCTTTCCCCTATCTGATGTACGACGCCAACAACAGCGAACACCCCAGGCTGGAGCATTCGGCGTGGGATGGCCTGGTGTTGCCGGTGGATGATCCTTTCTGGGCAGCGCATTATCCGGTCAAAGCCTATAACTGCAAATGCGGGGTGATTGCCCTGACCGACCGCATGCTGGCGCAAAGAGGGCTGACGGTGGACCGCGCCCCGCAGGAAGAAACCTATACCTACGTCAACAAGCGCACCGGCGAAGTGCAGCAGATTCCAAGAGGGGTCGATCCGTCCTTCAACTATCCGCCGGGCGGTCGGCGCGAGAACCTGAATGCATTCGTCGCCGACAAGCTGGATGCAGCGGATGAGACGCTGGCTGCGGGCATGATCCGGAGCCTGGTATCAAGCGGTGAGTTCGGGAAATTCCATGATCAGCCTGAAGGCGTGTTTCCGATCGGCGTGCTGCGGGATCGGGATGCTGCCGCGATGGGTGCCAAGACGCATACCGTGCGCATCTCTGCCGAGACCATGAAAAAGCAACAAGCCGTGCATCCAGAAATTACGGCGGAAGAATACGGTTTTGTGCAAAGCGCCATCGAGAACGGCAAGCAGATTCAGGATACCAGCCGGAGCATGATCTATATCCTGGAACAGGATGGTTATGTGACCGTGGTGAAAGCGACCAAAACAGGGCGTGTCATATTCATGACCAGCTTCCGGCGTCTGTCTGCGAACGAGGTGAAGCGCAATGAAGAAATCAGAAGGCTGCTGAAAAAAGCTGAGTGAGGATGAGTGTGCGGGTGGTGGGGCCCCCCATTCCGGTTTCCCGGCAACCCCACATGATGCGCCGGCATCGCTGCCGTGCTACGGCCGGGGGAGTTTCACCGTGTCACACCCGCATGGGTAAATTGTAGGCCCTGAGGGCCAAAAAAACAAGAAACGTTAAAACGCATCAGAATTCGATTTAAGCGATTATTTTTATTTTTTGGTACCAAGGTATTGCTAGAAAATTTTAGGAGTTTTTAACGGTCGATTAACGCACGTTAACCGCCGTTAAATTACCCCAAAAAATGGGGGTTTGATCGGGTTGTATCCCGTTTTTTGGAAATACCCGAAAAACGGGTCATTTTGCAGGGGTTTGGAAGCCGCGATGCGGCCATAAAGGACAGTCGGTTTTTTCGCAATTTTTGATCGCGCGTTTGGTGAGGTGCGAGTTGCTGGCGGTCTGTGCCTTGCAGGTGTGATAGCAATATGCCGCCACGGCCAGTTTGACCGATCTCGGGTTGTCGCGCGCGCGCTCCAGCGGGCTGCGCTTGGCCTTGGCGGCATTGCGGGCGTTTTGTTGGCCGGTTGTCAGCCCATTGCGGGTCAACGTTTCATTCATTGGGGTCTCCTGCGTCTGATCATCGGTCATTGCTTGATACTGTCTTGCAATGATAGCATGTTTTTTACATAAGTCATTGAATAAGGAGGATTTAACGCTTCCTTAACCCGCCTGCCTGCCGTCATTAACATGGCGGCATGGATCGAAAACACTTCTTTCAGAATCAGCCCGCCGCAGCAGTTGGCATTGCCGCCTGCGCGATCAGCGTCACGGCCGCCAATGAAATTCAATTGCTGCCGGCCGGGCAATTCCGTGCTACCGATGGCCGCCCGCATGATGTGCCGCACTGGCAGATCGACGCCGAGCGCGCGGCCAGAATCATTGATGAATTCCTGACGCGCAAGAACCGCACCGTAGTCGATTACGAGCACCAGACGCTGCTCACTGCACAGAACGGCCAGCCCGCGCCGGCGGCAGCCTGGTTCAGTCAGATCGAATGGCGCGACTCGGGCCTGTATGCAATCGATGTCGAATGGACCGCACGCGCCAGCCAGATGATAGAGAGCGGGGAATACCGCTACATCTCCCCCGTTTTTACCTATGACAAACAGACCGGCGCGGTCAAGCGCCTGCTGAACGCAGCGCTGACCAATAACCCGGCGCTCGATGGCATGGATGCCGTCGCGGCATCCCAGATCAATCTTCTATATCCCGACAAGGAGAGTCTCACTATGAATGAACTGCTGGAGCAGCTGCGCTGGCTGCTCAATTTGCCGGTGACGGCGACGACCGAGGAAGTGGTGGCCGAGCTGCAAAAGGCCATCGATCAGCTCAAGGCCAGTGCGCCAGCTGTTGCCAGCCGCGCGGATTTCCATCTGGTGGCGCTGGTCAACGGCCTGAACGCGCAAATTACCACATTGCGGGCGGTTGCGGACAATCCGGACCCGGCCAGGTTTGTGCCGGTGGCTGCCATGCAAGCGCTGCAAGGCGAGCTGGCCAGCCTGAAAGCCGAGCAAAGCGAGCGAACGGTGAACGAGGTGGTGGAAAGCGCGCTGGCCGAAGGCCGATTGCTACCAGTGCAGGAAAACTGGGCGCGCGACCTGGGCAAGAAGGATCTGGCTTCGCTCACGGCCTACCTGGAAGCCAGTCAACCGATTGCTGCTCTGAGCGGCAACCAGACCGGCGGCAAACCGCCCGCAGGCGGTGGCGAGGGCGAGCCGTTGACGGATGAGCAGCTGACCCTGTGCCGCGTCATGAATATCAGCCCGGAAGATTTCCGCAAAAACCTGCGCCCGTCCGACTGATTCCGTCTGACTCAACTATCCAGGAGAAAACATGGCTTTATCAGCAGACCGCAATACCCCGATGCAGGATGGCGAACTGGTCAATGTACCGGTTGCAACCAGCGTCACGATCCACGCCGGCGCGCTGGTCGCGCTCAATGCCTCCGGCTTTGCCACGCCTGGTGCCGTGGCGACCACGCTCACCTATCTGGGCCGCGCCGAGGAGCGAGTGGATAACAGCGGGGGCGCAAATGGCGCGCAGACTGTCAACGTCCGGCGCAAGAAGGCGTTCAAGTGGAAGAACCATGGCGCGGATGCCGTGGTGCAGGCCGATCTGGGCAAGAACTGTTACATCGTCGATGACGAGACGGTTGCCAAGACCAGCGGCACCAGCACCCGCTCGGTGGCGGGCAAGGTGATCGGCATCGAGGCCGACGGCGTTTGGGTCGAGTAAACCCGGATAAACCAGAAATATCAATCAGGAGATTCTATGAAGAAATTGACAAAATTTGCCCTTGGCCTTTTTATGCTGGCGGTGATGGTGCTGGGTGCATTCGCTGTGCTGGCAGCGCCGGTGGAGGGGCTTGGATTGATGGCAGAGGGTGTGGAGCCGCTGAGCTTTGTTGGCTTCGCCGGCCTGTTGGTCAACAAGCAGACCATTGACAATGTTTTTGTCAGCCTCAAAACGACCTTCAACAACGCCTTTGGCGCAGCGCCGACGGTCTGGCCGAAAATCGGCATGCGCATTTCCTCGACGACCCGCCAGAACGATTATGCCTGGTTGTCGAAATTCCCGCGCATGAAGGAATGGATCGGCGACAAGCATATCAAGTCGCTGGAAGCGTTTGCCTACACCATCCCGAACAAGGACTGGGAGGCCACCATCGAGGTGGACCGCAACGATATCGAAGACGATCAACTCGGGATCTACGGCCCGCAGGCGCAGATGGCGGGGGAATCGGCCGCCCAGCTGCCGGACGAGATTGTGATGGCGCTGGTCAACGGCGGGTTCACGTCCCTGTGTTTCGATGGGCAGTATTTCTTCGATACCGACCACCTGGTGGCGGGCGCGAATGTGTCCAACAAGTTGACCGTGGCCCTGAGCGCGGCCAGCCAGGCGGCGGCCATCGCCAGCTATGGCGCGGCACGCACGGCCATGCGCAAGTTCAAGGACGACGAAGGCCGCCCGCTCAACATCAATCCGAATGTGTTGCTGGTGCCGCCCGCGCTGGAGCATGTCGCGCTCGCCCTGGTCAACAACGACCGGCTGGACGATGGCAAGGCCAATCTGTTCAAGGGCACGGCAGAAGTGGTGGTCGATGCGCGCCTGACTTCTGATACCGCCTGGTTCCTGCTCGATACCACCAAACCGGTCAAGCCGTTCATCTACCAGGAACGCAAGGCGCCGGTGTTCGTCGAGCAAACCGGGCAGGAAAACGATGATGTCTTCATGCGCAAGAAGTTCAAGTTTGGCGCGGAAGCGAGAGCCGCAGGCGGCTATGGCTTCTGGCAGCTGGCGCTGGGTTCGACCGGCGCGGGCTAATCCTGATGGCGGAGCGGGTAGCTCTCGCTCCGTCTGAAGCCAATGCATTTCGTCAGGGGTAACAGGAGACAACATGGCAAGAGCGACAGACAAGACAACCGAACCGGCAGCGCCCCAGGAGAAGGGCCGCGCCTTGCGCGTCAGAACTTTCGGCGGCCGCTTCCGCCGCGCGGGCTACACCTTCGGCCCGCGGCCTCGCATGATTGCGCTGGCTGATTTGACCGCAGAGCAGATTGCGCAGCTCCGGCATGAGCCCATGCTGGCCGTGGATGAATGCGGCGCTGACGACCAATGACCTACGCCAGCCTGCAAAACCTGATCGATCGCTTTGGCGAAAACGAGCTGATTCAGCTGACCGACCGGGAGCGGCTGGGGGAGGTCAACCAGGCAGTCATCGAACGGGCATTGACCGATGCCGATGCACAGATCAACGGCTATCTCTCGGTGCGCTATACGCTGCCGCTGGCAGCCCCCCTGCCGATCGAGCTGGAGCGGATCGCGTGCGATCTGGCCCGCTATGCGCTGTATGAAGACCGGATGATAGAAATCGTGGAGAAACGCTACCAGGCCGCCATCGCGCTGTTGCGCGACGTGGCCGCAGGCCGGGCCAAGCTGGGCGTGATCGACAGCAGCAGCATGCAAAGCTCCAACAATGGCGCGCAGATGACGGCCACCTCGCCCGCGTTCAAGCGCGGGGATTCGCAAGGGTTTATCTGATGCGCATACGCCTGGAAGTGGACGACCGGCAGTTGCAGGATGCGCTGAGCAGGCTGATGGCGCTGGGAAGCAACCCGGCGCGCATGTTGGGCGCGATTGCGTTCTACGGCGAAAACGCGACCCGTCGGCGCTTCCAGGAACAGGCCGGGCCAGACCGGCAGCCCTGGCAACCGAGCCTGCGCGCCCGGCTGCATGGCGGCAAGACGCTGGTGCAGGACCGGCATTTGCTCGATTCGATCGTGAGCCGGGCAGACAGCGCGGCCGCAGAATGGGGCAGCAATAAAATTTACGCCGCTATCCATCAGTTTGGCGGAGAGATCCGGCCCCGGTCGGCGCAAAGCCTGTTTTTCCGGTTGGCGGATGGCAGCGCGCGGCGCGTCAAAAAGGTGGTGATCCCGGCCAGGCCGTATCTGGGCATCGACACCGATGACAGGGAAAACATACTCGACATCATTAACCAGCATATTGAAAGGACAATCAAATGACCGCAGCCACCAATTACAAAGAAAACAAGTTGCAGGATTTTCTTTACCGGGGACAGCCATTGACGCCGCCAGCCACCTATCACATAGCGCTGATCCTGGCTACGCGCGGCTATTCGAACGATGCCCGCAATACGGCGGTTTCCCTGGGCGACACCATCATTCCGGCCACGCCCAACGGGCATATGTACCGCTGCACGACAGCGGGCACGACCGGCGGCAGTGAACCCAGCTGGACGACGACCCAGGGCGGCACCGTCAATGACGGCACTGCCGTCTGGACCGAGATGTACCCCGATTTCGAAGCGGCCGCCAATCTGCCGGAAGTGTCCGGTGGCGACTACACCCGCGCCAGCATCGCAGCCAGCCTGGTCAACTTCAGCGGCACCCAGGGACCCGGCACGGAAACCGCTTCAACCGGCACCAGCGGCACGACCAGCAACAATGTCGCCATCGATTTTCCCGCTCCGATTGCAAACTGGGGGGTGGTGGCGGCCTGGTTGACATATGACGCGGCGTCCAGCGGCAATGCCTGGGACTGGGGCATGCTCACACAACCGAAGACCATCAACAACGGCGATGGCGCGCCATCGTTTCTGCCTGCCAGCATGGCTTTCAGCATTGACTGACAGACGCGTTAAAGGGCGAGGGATATAACCCCATGGCTGTTAACTTCGGCGCCAACACCAGCAGGTACTACCGCGTACCGGGTCACGCGGATTTTACTCTGCCAACGTCTGGCTGGACGTGGATCGAGGTTGTGGAGGCAGTCGATCAGACTCTGGCAAACCCCAGTTATGTCCTAAGTACTGGCCAGTTCGCCGCGGCCAATACGATCAATCTATATCGAGGCAGCAACGGCTCAACCGCGCAGGTAAACGTAAACGGGCAAAGTTCCGCCACTGGGGCGACAGGCATACCCACCACCGGCAAACGACTGCTGTACACCAGTAATGTTGATGGCACGGTGAGAGTTGGAACTATTGCCCTCGATACGCTAGTCCACGCGATTGGAGGATCGTTTACCCAGTCGTCCGCATCAAACGGCGGTGACATCATCATCGGCGGCAGAGCGGATTTTGACACAGAACGATTCTGGTCTGGCGGCGTGTCCTGGCTGGCACTGCTTAACAAGGGGCTCACCCGTGACGAGTTGATGGCCATCGTGCAGGGCGAGTCCCTGACCGGTGAACACGGGTCCAGTATCGTTGAGTTGTGGGATTTTGCAACAGCAGACGCGGAGATCATCGGGCAATATGCTGGGCATATAGCGACCCGTAACGGCACAGGCTATGGCGCAGACCTTGACGACCCGCTGCCATATACTACCAGTGGCCTGGTCATTACAGACCCACCAGTGCCTTATGCGAGCGGCCCACTTAGGCCGCTGGTTGCGGCCATGCCAGAAAAGACCTGGGCCAAGGTCAACACTAACAGCTTTTCTGCTGCTTGGGCGCCGGCAGAATTACGACCACTGTACGGGGCAGGTAATCCAACGCCATCCAAGATAATCGAGGCGTGGAGCGGTTTCGCATGGGACAGCAACCGGGGCGACTTGATCATCTACGGCGGCGGCCATGCGAACTATTCCGGGAATGATGTTTATCGCTGGCGGGCAAGTACGTTGGAATGGGAGCGGTGCTCATTGCCCAGCGAAATAGAGTTGGTTCCGGATTCTTCAGCGGCTTATCAGGCCATTGACGGAGCGCAAAACGCCCCAGCCTCCGCGCATACGTACAGCAATAACACGTTCTTGCCTCGGCTGGATCGTTTCCTGGCGTTCGGCGGCGCTGTCTACAACTCCGGCAGTCATTTTGTTGCACGTGATGGCGATCCACTAACTACTCGTAGGACAGGCCCGTATCTGTTCGATCCAGGCAAGGCCGACCCTGACAAGGTAGGTGGTACTACAGGATCGCATGTTCAGCGCGAGGGCGCATATCCCGAGATCGTTGGCGGCGAGATGTGGGGCAACCGTGACTGGTGGGCCAATGCCTCCACGCTGCAACTCGTGCACGTCAACGGCGTGACCGCTCGTGCCGACGAGTTTGGCAAAGACGTTATTTATTTTGGGGCGCGACTGGGGACAACGACAGATCAGCATCTATTCAGGATGCAGATCAATGATATTAACGACCCAACAAAAGACAAGATCGGGCGTGTCGGTATTTACTGGAGCGGTAGTCCGCAATCAGCAGGGGCATATGATCCGGTAAGAAAAGTATTTGCAAGAAACGGGGGTGATAGCACTACCCCGCTGGTGTACTGGTCATTAACCGGTTCTCAGGTTGACAATCAGAGCGTGTCCGTCAGTACCGCTGCCGGATCCATGGCCGATTTCCGTGATTGGTATCTGGATTATATTGTTGGCAATCCAGACGCCACAATTAATAAGATCGGGCTGGATTACGATCCTGTACGCGGTAATTTCGTCATGTGGTTTGGTGGCGAAGCAGTCTGGCGCTTCACACCGCCTACCCCTTTAGCTTCCACGGGTTGGGTAGCTGAACAGGAAATAACGGATACTTCTCCGGCAGTGCCGCAACACAAGAACACTACCGGCATATTCGGCAAGTGGCGATATATACCCGGCTATGATGTGTTCATGGGATTGGAGGATAACAATGACGGTGAGGTTTGGGTTTACAAACCCGCTGATTGGGTCGCACCGCCGTTACCCGAACCCATAGAACTGGATGCCCAATCCAATACCCAAGTCACTGTATCTTCAGTATTGCACGGTAGCCTCCTGCTTGGGGCGGTTGCATTGGCTTCATCCGTCGCGCTGGCGGCACTGGCTGTGCCGGCCAGTTTCTCAGGTACGGCGACTCAGAAAACGGCGAGCCAGTCTGAGCTGACTACGGCGACGCATTTACATGCCGAGTCTTTCACCCGGCATGACCAGGCCAGCGCGCTGACGACGCATCTATCGCTATCGGGCGCAGGGGTGCAGCATTCGTCAGCCTGGGCGGGCCTGGCGGTGGATGTCAATTTGTCTGGCTGGGCCGGGTCGCACGCACAGTCTTTGGCCGATCTGTTGACCGGGGTCACGCTGTCAGGCCAGGCGGCGCTGGCAAGCAGCGCGCAGGCGGCTATCAATCTCGGTGAGGGTCTGTTCGGCCAGGCGCGTTCAGGTTTTGCCGCGCAGGCAGATTTGGCGGCCCATTCTCAATTTCACAGCGCTGCCCATGTGGGCGCAAATGCGGTCGCTGCGCTCAATGCCCTGCTCAGTTTGCAAAGTGATGCGCCCATGCGGGTGTTTGCGCAGGCGGCGATCACGCAGCCCTCCGAGTTTGCTGGCAGCGCTGGCACGCGCTTGTTAAGCGTGGCGGATCTTTCCACTTGGGTCGATCTGCATGCGGCGGCTGGCGTGAGGACCGATGCGGCCGCAGCTTTTGCCGCTGGCGATTCATGGCTGGAGGGCGCAGCGCAGGCCGATTTTTCCGCAACCGGTGCGTTGTCGGCTCGCAACCATCTGGCCGCAATCGCATCGATGCGCGCCGTCTCGGCAGGCGATCTTTCACTGAGGCCGGGTTTGCGTGGCGAGGCGGCAAGCGGCTGGCTGGCCGAGGCCGGGCTGTCGAGCGCGATTTGGTTCGAGTCGGAGGCTGTGGCGTCGATTGCCGCAACGGCCAACCTCGACGGCGCGCCCCGCTCGGTGCCGCAAAGCCCTCGTTACACTGTAACCGCTACCAGAAGGAATTATTGTGTCGCTGCCTAGACTGCGCGTGCTTTCCGACAAGGACCCGGCGGAGATTATCACGCTGACGTTCGATTTCAGCCGCTTGATGGATCGGATCGATGCGGTTGCCGATGTATCGGTGCAGAGCCACAAGGGCGAGGACGACAGCCCGCAGGCCATGCTGCTGCTCGATCCGGTCATTGACGGATCCAGGGTGTTGCAGCTGGTGCAAGGCGGGCTGGATGGCGTGTTCTACAAGATGCGTGTAGAAGTCCTGGTCGGGCACGAGCGCTATGCGCTGTCGGCCATTTTGCCGGTGCGGGTGCAGTGATGGCGATCAAGCTGTTCAACCCGGAATGGATCATTGCGCGGCTCTCTGTGCATGTGCCGCTGCTGGCCCGCTGCGCCGGGGCGGCCGGATTGGCCGAGGCCGCCTACGACATCAAGCAATTCCCATCGGCCTATGTGCTGCCCAGTGCCGAGCGCCCGGACGGGTCGCGCACTGGGACCATGGTGGTTTCTCAGCAGAACACGGCCCGGTTTTCGGTCGTCCTGGCGGTGCGCAATTTGCGCGATGCCAGGGGAGAACGCGCGCAGTCGGATCTGTTGTGTCTGCGCGAAGAAATCATGGCCGTGCTGCATGGTTGGCAGCCGGATCAGGATTTCGACCCGATCGAATACGCGGGAGGCCGGTTGCTGCAACTGACTGACCAGGTGCTGTGGTGGCAGGATGATTTTTTAACGGCGCATTTTATAAGGAGCTGAGATGTTTAACGATGCATACAAGGGGCGCGGCGGGGCGTATATCGTCGATCCCGAGACGGGCCAGCGGCGGCCGCACGATGGCCTGCGGCGGAATCCGGCCCCAGCCCAGAACGAGGCACCGGTACCGCAATGGGATGAGGCCAGCATGAATACGAACACAGGAGGGGATGCGCAATGAGCTTGAAAGCGAATAAGAAAATCATCCTGGCGAAAGTCGAAACCACTTACGGCACCGATGCCGCGCCCGTGGTGGGGACGGATGCCATGTCGGTGCTCAACTTCAGCGCCGTGCCGGCCAATATCCGCTATATCGATCGCAACCAGGCGCTGCCTTACTTCGGCAACCGGGGACAGATCAATGTCGGCGAGACCATGACCATGGAGTTCGATATCGAACTCTCTGGCGCTGGCGCGGTGGCTGATGTGCCAGGCTACGGGCCGATTCTGCGCGGTTGCGCGGCCTCGCAGACGATCACGCCCACGACCGGGCCGGTGACATATTTGCCGATCTCGGGCGGCGAAGAGTCGCTGACCTTCCATTACAACTGGGATGGCCTGATGCACAAGATGCTGGGCGCGTTCGGCAGCTGGGAGTTGCGCTTCAACGAAGGGCAGGTGCCGCTCCTGCACTGCACCTTCGAAGGGTTGTATGGCGGAGTGACCGATGCCAGCGTGGGTGCGCCGGATCTGTCGGCGTTCCAGCCCGCGCGCGCCATGACCAAGGCCAATACGACATTCACCATTCATGGCTATGCCGCGCCGCTGGCGTCGATGGTGATCACCCAAGGCAACCAGAACGAATACAAGAACCGGCCGAATTCGGAGTCGATGCACTATGTCGGGCGTTCGTCATCAGGCCAAGTGACGATCGAGCTGCCGCTGGTCGCGGTCAAGGATTTCATCGGCATCTGCCGGTCTGGCGACACGGGCGTGATTGCGCTGGAGCATGGCACCCAGGCGGGCAACAAGGTGCTGTTCAATGCCGGCCAGGTGCAGCTGACCAATCCGCGCTACTCGGAAGATTCGAATATGGCCATGCTCAGCATGGATATGAACCTGCGCCATACCGACGCGGGCGATGACGAATGGTCGCTGGCGACCGAATAACCCCCACCCACGAGACAAGAGGCAACAAGCATGTTCAAGATCGAGCAACAGAAAACAGTTATCTGGCCGGTTCCGGTCAGCATTCCCAGAGATGGCGGGCGCATCACACGCAGCACGTTTGATGCCGAGTTCGAGTTGCTGCCGCAGAATGAATTCACGGCCATTTATCAGCAAGATGGCGGCAATGACGAAGATTTGCTGCGCCGGGTACTGGTTGGCTGGCAAGGCGTGGCCGATCCGGACGGCGATCCATTCGACTACAGCGAGGAACGGCGTGAATTGCTGATCGGGATTCCCTATGTGCGCACGGCCTTGGTCAGCGCCTATCTGGATTGCAGTTTTGGCAAGGCAGCCGCAAGAAAAAACTGATGGATGCCGCCCGGCACTGGGCGGCCCGGCCTGTCCGCGCCGAAGTGGTGGATGCGCGGGCGCAGGATCCGGAAGACTGGCAACAGGCGCTGGCAACACACGAAGCGCAATTCGAAGAGGCGGAACATGACGGCTTTGCAGTCTGGCCAGAGAATGAGCAGGCGTTGCGGATGTTTCTGGCATTGCGCCACTGTTGGCGGATGGATTCCATGTCCGGGCAGTACCTGGGCATCGAGCGCCCGGCCATCGAGAGCACCTTGCGGCTGATGGGCGTCAAGCGACGGCTGCGGCGGGAGATTTTCGAGCAAATCATGTTGATGGAGGACGCGGCGTTGCCCGTGCTGAACCGGAAATAATATGGCCAATGATTTGGAAGTCGGCGTCAAGCTGACAGCAGACGGCAAGGGCTTGGTCGGAGAAGCCCGGAGCGCGAAAGAGGCCGTTAAGGGGCTGGGAGATGAAACCCGCAAGACCGGCCGGGAGATGGAGCAATCCGCCAGCCAGACCAGCGGCTATGTCAGAAACCTGAGCAGCCTGACCAGCGGGCTGGGAAGTGCCGCGCGCGCCCTGTCCTTGCTGGGCGCTTCCGGCATTGCCTTGGCTGGCATGCAGTTATTCAGAGGCATGATTCAGGAATCGGATACGGCCCAGCGCAACCTGCTGCGCACGGAAGCGATCATCAAGGCGACCGGGCAAACGGCCGGCTTCACTGCCGAACAGTTGCGCAACCAGGCGAAAGAGTTGGCGCGTGCAACCTTGCAATCGACCGAGGGCGTGGAGCAGGCGCAGCAAATCCTGCTGACGTTCCGCTCGGTTTCTGGCGATACCTTCACGCGCGCGACCGAACTGGCGGCCGATCTTGCGACCGTGACCGGCCAGGGGCTGACCGGCGCCATGACGCAACTGGGCAAGGCGCTGGAATCGCCGGTGGAAGGCATCAATGCCTTGCGCCGCTCTGGGGTGTCATTTACCGATGCGCAGCGCGAGATGATCAAGACGCTGGTCGAAACCAACCAGCTGGCCGATGCCCAGGCGATGATCCTGGACGAACTGTCCAGGCAGTATGGCGGCGTGGCGAAGGCCGAGGCGATGGGCTACGCGGGAGCTGTGGACACGCTTGGCCAGGCGTGGCAGGAACTGAAGCTGGCGCTGAACGATGCCATGGGCGTGGGCGACAAAGCGGGCTGGGTGTTCACCAAGCTGGCCGAAACGGTGGACTGGCTGACCGAATCGCTGCGCAGGATGTCCGGCGCCCAGGCATTGGGCGGTGTTCAAGCAGTGCGCACCGAGATCATCAAAACCGAGGAAAACCTCAGGGAGCTGGAAAAGCGTCGCGCTGGCCGGTTTGGTTTTGTGGTGTCGCAGCAGGAAATAGATTTTGAGAAAGCCAAGCTGCGCGAGCTGAACCGGGAACTCGCGCAGCTGATCCGCACCCAGGCGGAGCTGAAGGCATCCTCTAATGCGTTGATCCCGGCCAGAAAACCGCTGATCGACAGCCAGGAGGCCATGACCAAGGCGACCAAGAGCCAGGTCACGGAGAGCCAGCGTTTCCTGGCGGCGCTCAAGCGCGAGGTGGAGCAGCTCGGTCTCAACAGCATTGAGATCCGTCGCATGGAAGCCGCCCGGCTGGGCGTGTTGGAATTGGCCGGGCCGGAGATCGACGCCCTGGAAGAAAAAACCCGAGCGCTGGCCGAGCAGACCGAGGCGGTCCGGGCGCATGAAGCCGCGCAGCGCAAGATCGAGCAAGTGACCCAGAGCGTGATGACCGGTCAGGAAAAATACGCCGCCCGGGTGCGGGAGCTGGATGGCTTGCTGGCGAAGGGTCTGGGACAGGAAACCTACAACCGGGCGCTGAAGGATGCCGAGGCCCAGTTTCTGCAAACCAGCCAGACAGGTCAGCGTGCCTTCAGCGCGATCGAGCAGTATGCCATTCAGGGCGCGCGCAATATCCAGACGGCCTTCTCCCGGTTCTTTTTCGATCCCTTTAGCAATGGACTCAAAGGACTGGTGACGGGTCTGGGCAACGCGGTACGGCAGATGGTCGCGGAAATCGCGGCTATGAAATTCGCGCGCTCGCTGGGGTTGGGGAGCATGTTGGGGCTGGGATCCAGTTCCGCTTTTGCGGGGGGCGGCAGCCTGCTGGACATGGCCAGTTTGGGTTCTTCCGCATATAGCCTGCTGAATGGCGGGTTCGGTGCCGGCAGCCTGGCCAGCAGTTTTGCAACCAGCGGGATTGGGCAATCTCTGGGATTGTCGGCCAAAATGGGCGGCTCCGGGATGCCTTTCATGACATCTGCCGGGTCGGCGTTTTCAAGCGCAGCGAGCACGCTGGGCGCGGGGGCATTTGGCGTGATGGCTGGGTCCATGCTGGCCGGTGACAAGCAGATAGCGGGTATTAACGGGACGATATCATCCGCAGGGGGCGCGGCGATTGGCGCAGCCATTGCCGGGCCTGTCGGCGCAGCGGTTGGCGGAGTGCTGGGGGGCGCGGTCAATGCCATGTTTGGCAGAGGTCCGCTCAAGCAGCGCGCGACCACGCTTGAGGGCACGATCGGTGCGCAAGGGTTCGAATCGGGTGACATCACGACCGCTTTCAGGGCCAAAGGGGGATTGTTCCGCTCAAACAAAAACGATTTCGCGCGTGTCGATGCGCTGACCGGCGAGATCAGTACCGACAACAAGAAGCTGTTGGACTATGCCGCCGATCTGGCGCGGGTTTCCAGGGATGTGATCGGGTTGATCGATGAGACCGTCAATTCAGTTGGCAGCAGCCTCAACCGGATGGGCGAGGATCTGGGCCTGAGCACGGATACACTGAATGCGTTCCAGACCCAGATTCGCCTGGTTTCGGAAAACGGCCAGTTCCTGACCGAGCAGCAGATCGGCGAGGAGATTCAGCGCATATCGGATGCCATGGCGCGCTCACTGGTGCCGGGCCTGGATGCATTCAGCCGCCGTGGCGAGTCGGCATTGCAGACGGTGACACGGCTGAACGCTGAGTTCAATGTGCTGGCCGGTCTCGGTGCGGCGCTGGGCAACAGCCTGAACGGGACCAAAGCTTTCCTGCGCAGCGTGTCGTTCGAACAACGGTCGGCATTTGTCGATGCAGCCGGCGGCATCGATGCGCTGGCAATCAAGGCGCAGTTCTTCTCGGATAATTTTCTGACCGAGGCGGAGCGCTTGCAGCCCAGCATCGAACGGTTGGATGAGGAAATGGCCAGGCTGGGTTTGTCCGCCGAGATGAGCAAGCGGCAGTTCCGCGATCTGGTGATGTCGTTCGGCCAGGCGGGCGGCATCTCTCAGGCCATGCTGCAAGGGATGCTGAATGTGGCGCCGTTGTTCGTGCAGGTGAAAGACGGCCTGGCTGCGCTCTATCCGGCGTTGCAGGATACGACGGACGCCACCTATGATTTGGCTGCCGCCGAAAGCCTGATTGCTTCGACCCGTTCCGCGCTAGTGGCGGCGTACAACCGGGAGCGCGCGGCGCTGGAAGGGGTTGCCAACCGGTTCAAGGATCTGGCCACCAACCTGCGCAGCGCCAGCGATGCGCTGTCGCTGGGCAATCTTTCGCCCCTGACGCCTCAGCAGAGATTGGAGGAAGCGCGCCGTCAGTTCAACCAGGACCGGCTGGGCGCGAACGCGGGCGATCAGGATGCGCTGCGCCGGTTGCCGGAATCGGCGCGAGCGTTCCTGGAAGCCTCGCAAATATATAATGCGTCGTCGGCGGAATATGTGGCCGATTTCAATTTCGTTAAAAGCGTGCTGGATTCCGCCGCAAAAGTGGCCGACACCGAGGCGGAGATTGCCAAGCGGCAGTTGTTGGCAATGGAAGCATCGGTCGGCAGGCTGGTCGATATCGATGACAAGCTGGGCGATGTCAAATCGCTGATGAACGAGCTGATCGCGGCGGTGTTGCAAGGGCCGGGCAATCCTGCCATATCCAACCAGGCAATCCGGGATTTTGCCAGCGCGCCGGGTCGCACCAGCGACGAGATTCTGGCCGCGGCGGTCAAGCATGGTGTTTCGGGCTCGCAGCTGTCCGGGGCGCTGGCTGTCAATCAATCAGTGATCAGCCAGGGCAGCGGCGGGTTGTCGATATCGGATCAGCAGATCAAGGATTTCGTCTGGCAGAACATCGCCAATCCGCGCCTGATCTACGATACCGCCAAGGAATATGGCATCACGCTTTCTCGGGTTGCATCGGCTTCGGGCCTGCCCTACGCGGACATCGAGCAGTGGGCCAGGCAAAACAATCTGCCGATGTTCGAGCGCGGCACGGATTTCGTGCACAAGGGCGGGCTGGCGATGCTCCACCCAGCGGAGGCGGTCACGCCAGCCAGCCATATGCGGGACATGGCGCAAGAGATCGCCGAGCTACGGCGCGAGCTGGCGGAGCTTAGGCGCGAGCAGAACCAGCAGACCAGCGCCTTGATCAATGTCGCGGTCGAATCGCAGCGCATGAATGCGGAAATGATTATCCAGAGCAATCAGGATATCGCCGGGAGCGCAGCCTGGCGCGACCAGGCCAAGGCGGTGATGCGATGAGCGCCTTCACTGATTGGCTGTCAGATCCATCGGCGGTGCGCTGTATCCTGGTCGAAGTTGCGGTGCGGGTCGGCGGGGTCGAGACAGTGCGCTATTTGAGTAACCGCCCATTCCGGTCCAATGCCACCGATGCGCCGGCCAATACGGTCTATAACCCGATTGTGGTGGGGTCGTCTGTGCGGCTGGTTGAGCGGCTGAGTGTGCTGGAGACATCCGCTTCGCTGTCGTTTGGCGATATCGAGCTTGCCAACCAGGACGGGGCGTTGGACGACTGGCTGAACGACATTTGGAGCAACCGGCCCGCTGTGGTCTTGTTGGGGGATGTGCGCTGGGCGCGGGCGGATTTCGAGGTGATTTTCTCGGGGGTGGTCGAGGACATCGGCAGCCGTGCACGCGATGCGCTCAATCTCAAGTTGCGCGACAAGCTCCAGCGGCTGAACGGGCCGGTTTCGGAAGCCGTGCTGGGCGGATCGACTCAGAACAAGAATCAGTTGATTCCGCTATCGTTTGGCGAGTGCCACAATCTCAGCCCGCTGTTGGCCAATCCGGCTACGCTGGAGTATCAGTTCCATGATGGCCCCAGCGAGAGATTGATCGAAGTGCGCGACAATGGCGTGCCGGTGGCTGCCACGGCTGCGCTGGCAACCGGCAAATTCACGCTGTCGGTGCAGCCATTCGGCAAGATCACGGCCAGCGTGCAGGGAGACAAGCCGTCAGCCACCTGGAACAACACGGCCCGGAAAATCATCGAGCGTCTGGTGACGGGTTATGGGGAAACGGTGAACCGGTTTTCTGCCGGCGACCTCGACACGGCTAACCTGACCGGCTTTGATGCGGCCCACCCTCAGCCATTGGGCGTTTATTTGTCCGCCCGCGAGAATATGCTGGCGGTGTGCGGGGAGATCGCGGCGACGGTGGGGGCCAGGGTGGTCATGAGCCGGGCCGGGTTGATGCGATTGGTCAGGATCGAATTGCCGCCACCGGGTGATCTGTTTGAGATCACGGCAAGTGATGTGCTCGTGGGTTCGATGCGGATTATCCGCAAACTACCCGTGCAATCGGCCTTCAAGCTCGGGTTTGCAAAAAACTGGACGGTGCTGAATGCGCTGGATACGCGCATCCCCAATGCGCACAAGGATCTTTATGATAAGGAGTGGTTGACCGTTACGGCGAGCGATGCCACGACACGGGCAAATTACCGGCTCGACGCCGAACCCCAGCAAATGGATACTTATTTTTTAACGGAGCAGGATGTACTGGCAGAAGCCAGCCGCTTGCTGGATTTGTTCAAGGTGCCCCGTTTCATCGTGACATTCGATGCTGTCGCACGGCTGTTGCCGATGGAGCTGGGGCAAGGCGTGCTTCTGAAATACCCGCGCTTTGGGTTGACGGCCGGAAAAGCTGGTATGGTGGTCGGGCTGTTGCCCGATTGGGATCGGGGTTCTGTCAGTGTTGAGGTGCTGATCTAATGGCTACGACGGTTAACGATCGTGATCTGTTTATCATGTCGGGCACGAGGACCGAGCCTGTTACGTTGCCCAGCGATGTCGGGGTGGCTGGGGATGTCGTCGGCACCCTGAACGGGATCCCTGTCCAAGATGTAATCAATGCCGCCTATGCCTCGGGCGGAGGAGATGAAACCGAGGCGATCCTGAGCAACAGCGCGACCTCAATCGTGATGACCGCTTCCAACCTGTTCAAAACCGGGACCGGCTCGGGCGGCGTGTTTATCGGCGCGGGCGGGATTATCGGCAAAAACAGTGGCGGCGTAACCAAGGTGACGATCAACGCCAGCACTGGGTTGCTGACTGCCGAGGATGCCATTATCAAGGGGACGATCCAGGCCGGCAGCATCATCGCAGCCAGCTCGACGGTAGACGGCACCACGCTTGGGACGATCAAAAATGACGCCTATGAGGGCGCGCATGTGTCGCTGAGCGCGTCCGGACAGCTGATCGGCGCGGGTGGCGGACAGATTACCAATCTCGATTACAGCAATATCGGCGGGAGCAAACCGCCGGCCTCTGCAACCACCAATTTTTTTACGACTTCGAGCAGCAATCCCAGCGGGGGTGTGAATGGCGATGCGCATTTTAATAGCAGCACCAATGTCATGTGGTTCCGGATCGGCGGCACATGGCGCCGGGGCGGCACGATCAGCGCCAGCGAGATAACAGTCGGTACGCTGGCCGCAGCCAGGATTGCATCCAACAGCATCACATCCGACAAAATAAACGTGACAACGCTGTCCGCGATTTCGGCCAATTTGGGGACGGTTAACGCGGGGAGCATCACCGGCAGCGCTGGGATAGATATTACGGGACAGGGGGTTTTCCGTGGCCAGGGTCTGGCAGACGGGCAATATTATGCGGGCGTGTTTAATCCTGGCGGACTGAGTAATAGAGGAGGTGTGTACTGCCGATCGAATTCGTTATTGAATGCGGGAATATTGGCGACACATACCGGCAATGGCCGTGCAGTGGAGGGGTGGGCCTATGGCGGCAGCTCGTCTACCGGGGTATACGGGTCATCGCTCAATTCTGGTGGGCGTGGTGTGGAGGGGGTTAACAATTCGTCTGGCGGATTTGGTGTGATGGCAAGGTCTACCAGTGGCACTGCTCTCCGTGTCGAGGGTTCGATGCAGATCACAAACACAGGCATTGTGACCAATCTCAATGCAGACCGCGTGGACAATTATCACGCCACATCCTTTTGCCGGACAATCGGCAGCAATTCTGGGACGGCGACAGTCGGCAGCAGCCACTTTAACATTTATGTGTCCGGCATTTCCGGCGTAACCTCAACCGGGTCCGGTTCATCGATCACCATTCAATCAACGTCAGATAGCAGGCTCAAACAGGATATTGAGACAGAACCGCTCGGCCTGGCGTTTATCAACCAGCTGGCGCCAAAGGTGTACCGATTGATCAGTAACCCAGCGCTGCGTTATCACGGATTCCTGTCCGATGACATCCAGCAGCTATTGCCGGGGCAGGATGACGCCCTTTATTGGGAGGGCGTGGATGGCAGAAAGAATACCGATTATGTGTCATTGATCGCCCCTCTGGTCAATGCAGTGCAAGAGCTCTCGGCGCGCCTGGTCGCGGTCGAGGCGTCGTTAAACTAACAGGAGACATAACATGGCAGAAACCAAACCAGCACCGAATGTACTTATCCGTCCGCGTCAATTCCACTTGGCGACCAAGGAGAAAATAGTTGGCATTAACTACTACCCAGGCCAAGCGATTGATATTAATGTCGCAGTGGGCGAGGATCGCGGCGGGTTGTTCGAGCAGGTGCCTGGCTCGCATCCGGAAACCTATCAACTGAATGGCGACGCCCTGCGCCGCGCACTGGCCGATCAGGATCTCAAGGATTTATTGACGGCGCTGGAAGCCAGGCTGTGGGCAAATATCGATGAGATCAGGGCGGACATTGTGCGCAAACGCACCGAGGGCATCTGATCCATGCGCATGCTCGCGGAGGATGCCGTTAAAAACGCATCACTCACAGCATCGAGCACGGCCAGCGGGTTTTCGGTTGAGAATCTCAAGACTGACAAACGCTCGTCGTGCTGGCGCAGTACTGCGATTAGCAGCCAGACAATTACGGCTACCTGGCCTTCACCGCAGACGATTAATGCAGTGGGCATTGCCTTTGCAAATTTTCTGGTTGGTTCCACTGTGCGCGCCCGGCTGTTCACGAATACTGCTGATGGCTCCCCAGTGGTGGATTCCGGCGTGCAGATAATCAATTTTGTCTATCCGCCCCCAGCAGGATTTGCCGCAAATAATATGAGTAGCTTTGCATACGGCGGCGGGAATTACTTCTTCTTGCCTGTTACTCAGGCATCTGTCCGCAAACTGGAGATCATCGTAACAAACCCGGCCGGGGTGGACGCCTTCATAGAAATGGCTCGACTCGTTGCCGGCCAGGCATCGCAAATAAACTCAGGCATGAGCTTCGGCTCTGAAGTCGGATTCAAGGATCAATCCAGAGTTGATAGAACAGACGGAGGGGATACTGTCATCGACAGACGACCGGTATCAAAAACCATCTCCCTGGATTTGTCATTGCTCACATCCGCCGAACGCGCAATTGTGCAAGCAATTGCCAGACGCAACAGCGTGCATACCCCGGTCTTCATCAGCGCCTATGAAAAGACATCCGACTTGCCAACAAAGATGGATTATCAGATCTACGGATACCTGACAGGACAGCGAGGGATATCGCTAGAAAGTGCTATTTATAGCGCCCTAAAATTGGGCGTGGAGGAGATTTGAGAGAGGGGAAAAATGCGTTAAATTCAGTATCAAATGAAATGGCAAATCAGTATCAAATGAGATGACGTTTTACACTGAGCGAGAGCAAGAGTCGGAGTCCGGCGATCACTCCAGCACGCGCGCTGAAGAAGTTCGGAAATGTCGAGATTCGACAAATAGTTACATATACGTGGCTCCCCGACCAGGGCTCGAACCTGGGACCTGCGGATTAACAGTCCGCCGCTCAGTGGTTGATGCCTACAGCTAGCCGAAGAATCCTTACCTGTTTTTCAGCTGGTGTTGATGTGCTTGGAGTAAGCCGAACCAATTCCGAAAATGAGCTGTATTTGATGGGTCGGTTTTCTGGCTTTTCTGATCTGAAACAATCGGTTACTTTTTGCTTTGCCGAGCTAATTCCGAGTACCACCCCAGAAACCGAGCGGTGGTGAACGGCGGTGGGGAAACCGGCAGAAACGATCCAAGATTCCCAGAGTGGGTGTCCCGAGAAAACCGGATGGGAGTAGTCACCCTTGCACCAAAACGGCACCACAGTGGGCAGCTATGTGTGCGACGTGGGCCAGCTTGCGCACCTCTCCCAGGAACCCCTGCGGGCGGCGGACGGACCGACCTGCACCTAGACTTAGTGTCGATTGCCTGCACCGCATATATCGTTGCCCTCAATTTTTTTCAACCAATTGTTGAAGTCGGGAGGTCAAATTGGTTACCCGACGTTGTGAGCGTTGGCTCTTTACCGCCATGGCCAATGCTTTGGATTGTGCAATGATCACAACCAGCTGCTTGCCACGGGTGACGCCTGTATAGAGTAAGTTCCGCTCTAAAAGCATGTAATGCTGCATCGCCAGTGGAATAACCACCGCCGGATATTCGGAGCCTTGCGCCTTATGAATACTGATAGCGTAAGCCAGGGAAATTTCATCCAGCTCATTAAATTCATAATCCACGGTGCGATCATCAAACTTGATCTGTAACAAGCTTTCTTCAACATCGATAGAAACAACTGAACCAATATCCCCGTTAAATACTTCTTTATCGTAATTGTTCACCTGCTGAATGACTTTGTCTCCCGGCGCATAAATTGAGCCGTAGCGAGTTACCTTTGGCTCACTCGACCCATTTAACCGTTGCTGCAGTTCAATGTTAAGCGAACGTGCGCCTAGACCTCCTCGGTTCATCGGTGTCAGTACTTGAATGTCACTCACCGGGTCAAGATTAAATCGTTGCGGTATCCGTTCGAGCACTACCTGTATCAATTTGGTAAAAATCTCTTCTGGCGTTTCTGCATAAATGCAATAAAAATCACTCAATGCCTGAGAGCTATCGGATTGTGGCAAATGACCCTGGTTAATCCGATGCGAATTAGTGATGATTTTAGATGTTAGCGCTTGCCGGAAAATCTCAGTCAACCTGACTGTTGCAATTTTCCCCGAGTCGATAATATCTGCCAATACTGCACCGGGGCCAACGGATGGCAGTTGGTCCACATCACCGACAATCAATAATGCTGCATTGGAAGGAACAGCCTTTAACAACTGATTCATCAACGTTACATCCATCATGGATGACTCATCGATTACCAGGCAATCCAATGCCAGAGGAATTTCTTCGTTATGCTTGAAGGCAAAAATGGCAGGATCAAATTCCAGCAGTCGATGGACGGTCTTGGCTTCTAACCCTGTGGATTCAGAAAGCCGCTTGGCTGCTCTGCCGGTAGGCGCACATAGGGCAATGTTGACATGTTTGGCGGTAAGAATTTTCAGAATACTGTTAACCAAAGTAGTTTTGCCCACACCTGGTCCACCCGTGATGACCGTCACTTTATGCTGCAGCGCCAATTCTATTGCTGCACGCTGGGAGGTTGATAAAGTTAGCCCGGTTTGTTCTTCGACCCACGGGATAGCCTTTTGAGCATCAATGGCTCCCCATGGGGCTTTACCTTGATTGAGGCGAAGCAGATGATTGGCACATCCTACTTCCGCTCTATAAAGCGGAGTAAGAAAGACGGTCTCGTGTTGATCGATGGTTTCAGCTGTCAGATTGCCTTCATTGAGCTCCGCAGTTATCCCTTCATCAATAACGGGTGCGGGTATTTCCAGTAATTTGACCGCCATCGTACACAATGTCTCCCGTACTGCAGCACAATGCCCGTCGTTTGACCATTCCTGCAAAACATGGCGTACCCCAGCTTGTGCGCGGATCAAAGAATCTGGTGCGATTCCCAATTTCTGTGCCAATGTATCAGCCGTCTTGAAACCGATACCGCGAATATCCAAAGCCAGTCGGTAGGGATTTTCCCTCACCTTGTCGATGGCCTGTTCTCCATAGGCTTTGTAGATACGCACAGAGCGTGAGGTGCTCACGCCATGCGACTGCAAGAACACCATGATTTCCCGGATCACTTTTTGTTCAGACCAGGCACTGGTAACACGTTCTAGCCGTTTTTTGCCAATTCCAGGTAGCGTCAATAACCGCTCCGGTGTGAGTTCGATTACATCAAACACATCAGCACTGAAGGCTTTCACGAGTTTTTTGGCAAAATGGGGGCCAATGCCTTTGATCATGCCAGATCCCAAATACTTCTCGATCCCTTCCAAAGTAGTAGGCGGCACGATTTTTATAGAAACCGTTTTAAACTGCTGACCATGTTGTCGGTCATTGACCCAGAAACCTGAACATTCGATATATTCACCAGCCGTGACAGAAGCCGCTGAACCAATCACTGTGACGAGTTCTCTATGGCCCTTGACCTTGACTCGCAAGACACAGAAACCAGATGACTCGCTATGGAAGGTAACCCGCTCGACCGATCCCTGTAGTTTTTCCAGCGGATTATCAGCGCCATGAGGTGAGTGAGAGGATGAACTCATTCATTGACCGGTTGAATCAACTGCTCTCCCTGATTACTCGTCCGTCCCACCGCAGGCGATACTGGCCATAATTGCATTGGCTCGGCAGAAAGTTGTAGAAGGGATAAAAGCGTGTCGTCGGGTTGCTGGACAGGCGTCAGCCAGGCATCCCATACCTTGGGTGGAAGAATAACAGGCATGCGGTCATGAATGGGGCGCATCAAGGCATTGCTTTCTGTGGTGATGATTGTGCAGCTATTGATTGTGACTTCATCGACTGTCGCGGTTTCCCATAATCCTGCGAAGGAGAGTGGACCGTCTTTGGCGCAGATATAGTAAGGCTGTTTGCTTTTGCTGCCTGTCTGCAGTTTCCACTCGTAGAAGCCCGAAGCAGAGATGAGGCAGCGTTGCCTTCTGAAGGCATGTTTGAACATGGGTTTGGTTGCTAGCGATTCTGCGCGTGCATTGAACAGCAGCGGCAGCTTCTTCGTGTCCTTGACCCAATGGGGAATCAGTCCCCAACGCATTATCGTTCCTTCCAAGCCATTTCCACTGTCACGAATCGCTAGAATATTGCTCGTGGGCGCGATGTTATAACGCGGCTCGATGTCTGGCATCGATGCTGCATGGTACCAGTCTATCAGTTTGGAACGAGGGTAAGCTAAGGCAAATCGTCCGCACATATCGTTACATTGTTATTCGCCAAATGAGTGCTTTATACTGTAATTCCCATCATGACCTAAAGCATTCGCTATGACAACCATCGTACCATTTGATCGTTCTAGCACAACGACGCTGCCTTTTCTGCAGCCAGCCGCAATTGATCCTGCTGTTTGTATCTTACCGTTGCTACAGCATCGCATTTCCGCTGGATTTCCCTCTCCTGCAGAGGAATATGTAGAAAAAGGGCTGGATCTCAATAATTATCTGGTACGCAATAAAGTCGCAACGTACTTCTTTCATGTGGTTGGTGATTCCATGACAGGAGCACATATTCACGATGGCGATATGCTGGTGGTGGATCGGTCGGTTGAACCCAAGCACGGACACATCGTCCTCGCGGTGATTAATAACGAATATACGGTAAAGCGGCTATATGCTTGTGACGGTATCATCGAACTGCACGCTGAGAATCCAGCTTATCCACCCATTTGTTTCCAGGAGCACGAGGAATTACAAGTATGGGGTGTCGTGGTGGGAACAGTCGCTCGCTTTGTCGTGTGATATGGCTGCAGGCGACATTCCCATTAGCAAACCAATGTTCGAGTTAGTGAACGTCAACAACTTCTATATCAGCTGGAACGCGCCTTTAATCCGAATCTGGAGAATCAGCCGGTAGTGATGTGCTATCCAATAATGACGGCTGTGCAGTAGCGCGCTCCGATGAGACGGGCAAAGGGTGAATCATGCGGACACTGCGTGATATAAATATTATGACGCTAGCTAGAGCGTGATTGGCATGAAACGGTACATACAAGTTGATACCCAGGGTCGCCACCAGCAATCCACTGGAAACTACCTCAAAATCGGTATCCTCCCCTTGATCGTCCTCCCGCCGGACAAGCGTGCAAAATAATGCAATGGCGGCAATTCACTGAGCAGGGCAGGGGGGATCAGGTCGGCTTCTTCCTCTCGTGATTGTTCGCGGTATCCGGCATTGTTATCGTTCATCTCGGCATTGATGCCGTGATCGTACATGACCGACATGGTGCGTGCCTTGATTTTGGGTATACCATCTGCGATATATTGCTGGGTTTCCGAATCGAGCACCCGAAGCGCGATTTTGTTGTTGGTGTTGGCCAATACTTGCCGAGCCTTGTTTTCGTCGCCCAGGCGCGAGGCGAAGTCCGCGAAGGTTTGTGTCGCGATCGTCACCCTGAAGCGTGCTCCGCCACCTTTGTTCATCAGCTGGATCGTCGGTTGGTTGATGACCTCGGCCGCTTCATCGATGAATAGATTGACGGGTTTCATCGATTCGATTCCATAGTTGTAGCGGTCTCCCGCAACAGCGGTCAGATCGGCGAGCAGCAGTGATCCGATGGCGCTTCCGACTGTGCCGTCGGCAAGCGAGTCCAGCCCGATATACAATACCCTGTCCGCATTGATCGCTCTTGCGGCATCGGTGACGTTGCGCGCGTGTCCTGGCTGGAAATCTGGCGACAGTAGTTCTTTGAGCGGATCGCTCGTCAGCATGGACAGGATCGGGATCAGTGATGCGATCATTTTCTGGAAGTGTTCACGATTGTGCTCGAAAGTCGAGATCAAGCCATCCAGATCGATCGATTGTGCTTCATGGCTCACGACTTCCTTGTAAAAGCTGGTATAGGCGAGTGGTTGGTTCCCCCTGTACTGCTTCACGAACCGGTTGATTTTCGATTCCCAGTCTGGGATGTGGCGCTTGAAATGCTGGCGCAATGCCTGCAACAGCAACTCGTCCGGCCCGCCCTCGATATACTTTCGTAACTGCACCAGATTAGGCCGTGTGCCGGTTGCGATCAGCCCGTTCACGATGTCGTTCAGCACCTTCCAACCGAAAGCGGTAAATGGATCGGCACCGGTCTCGGATGGAATGAGCGCCGCGATCCGGCTAGCCAGTTCAGTTTTTCTGTTCCAGTTGCGTAGCGGATCGATACTGACCGAGCGTTCCGGATGGGCGGGGTGAAAGAACACGAAACGATCCGGTTGTCCGATCGCTTCGCAGACTCGGCGCGCATTATCGGCAAGCCCGTGATCTCCCTTCGGATCGATGATGATGACCGGCTCCTGGCGCACGATTGCCTGTGCGATGAGCAGATCGAGCAGCCTGGTTTTGCCGACCCTGGTCGTGCCGACGATCAGCGTGTGGCCGACAAGATTTTCGATATCCGCATGTAATGGTTTTTCTGGCGCCAACCCATGCAGCCAGTAGGCACCTTCCTTGTGCAGAATCTCCTTGCCGAACTGGTTCGCAATGCCGCGTCCAATCAGGGCATGCATTCTGCCTGCTTCGATATCCGACCACTGGAAGCCGCTGCCAAGCCATAGGCTGCGCTTCCTGATCGCCTGCTGGGCAAGCTTGATGACTTTCGGTATCGTGATGAACTGTTTTTCGGACAGATGGATGCGGTGAATATCGCGGTATCTTTTCCCTGCCTGAATACCTCGATAGAGCCCGATAACGGCGCAAAAACCAGCCAGAGCAGTGCCCAATCCGATTGGTACAGGCGTCGTGTAGGCAACGAGATAAGTCATGCCAGCGGTCCCGAACCATATGCAAGCCATCGGCCACTCGTGAATTTTGCGCCAGGGATTGTCGAAATCGTGAACGTCAGACATTTTCTCCCGCCAGCGCTTCAACCGCCGCGAAGACCTTGCCCGCTTCGAGAGCAAGTGTGTCCTCGTCGATCCGGTAGGCATCCGTTTGTTTGTCCTTGTATGGCTTCAAGGACTCGCCCAGTTGTCTTCTGACAGCCGTATAGCGCAAGAAAGGCTTCGATACCAACACCTTCGTGGTTCCCGGTAGACCGAAGCGTCTAACCGTATAGTTCCAACTGGAAACACAGCTGCCCGGATTGCAGCTCGAAAACAACCGGATCGTGCCGTTATCCAGGCAGAACAGCAAAATATATCCACCGCCTTCCGACGGATGGAGTGGCGGTAACTTGACGTTCACATAATCTGGCGGGCCATCGTATATCCAGCAATCGTTTGGCATGTTGGTTTTTCAACCTCGTGAGTTTCAATTGCTATTATGCCGGACCGGTGCTTGAAAATATCACCGAAACGTTACCCATCGGGCTGCTTTTCGGTCACGTTTTCCACCTGCCTTTTGCTAAAAAGCGCAGATGGAACGGGATAAAAAAATTTCCGCATCAACCGCCAGCGAGAATTTGCTGGTGCGGAAAATCGAAGCACTGCGCCAGAGAAGCAAACAGCTGAATCCCCCCGAGTACCATTCCACCGAGAACGTAGAAAATGATTCACCCACCGCATCGAGCAAAGGACTGATTCCAGTCCGTCACCCAGGGCGAGCATTCTTCCTTGCCGATCTGATCGATTATGCGTTGAAGGACGATAGCGCGAGTATGGAAGCGCCGATCTTCACGCTATCGACCAAGCCCGATCTGAGTATCTGGTCATGGGTGAGCAAGGATGGATCGAAGTCGATCAAAGTCACCCCCAGTGTGCTGGGAAGAGCGACGCTATTCGATAAGGACGTGTTGATCTACGTCGTGTCGCAACTGAACGAGGCCCTCAACCGGGGCCGTGAGGATGCCAGGCTGCGAGCTGTGCGCTTCACGGTGCACGATTTTCTGGTGGCAACCAATCGCGGCGTGAGTGGTGACGACTACCAGCGACTGCATGAAACCTTCGAACGGTTGCGCGGCACCATGATCAGTACCGATATCAGGACAAATGGCCGCCGCATCCGTGAGGGATTCGGCATCATAGACCGCTGGAAGATCATCGAAAAATCACCGGCCAATGAGCGCATGGTCGCGGTCGAAGTCACGCTCTCGGAGTGGCTTTACAACGCCGTGCAGGCATTTGAAGTGTTGACCATCCACCCGGACTACTTCCGTTTGCGCAAGCCGCTTGCGCGCCGCCTGTATGAACTGGCCCGCAAACACTGCGGACATCAAGCGAAATGGTCGATCGGTCTGCCGCTGCTGCACGAGAAAAGCGGTAGCAAGATGCTGCTCAAACAATTCCACGAATCCATCAAACAGATCGCCCTGTCCGATTATTTACCCGAATACCGTTTCAGCGTATCGAAGGCAAGCCGGTTGGCGAATGTCCGCGTGTCGTTCTATACACGCAACGTCAAACGTTTGGTGAGTGCATTGATTCGTGGTTCACCAAGTTAGTGCAATACGTGGTTTCACCTACCGTTGCCTGTGGATGGATACGTGGTTTCAGCTACCGGTGATACGTGGTTTCAGCTACCAGTGGTAATTCCAACTTATTGTAATGGCGTATGAATTTGACTGTTTTTGAGGGCGTAACGCGCGCGCGTTATTTAACTTATAAAACCTTTAACGTAGCGTTGGGAGGATAACAGATGGTTAATACTTATCGGCGTAACCCTTGGAGTACGATTCTTGTCATGCTCTTCTCGATCGGGTTGATGGCAACCTGGGTATGGCTTCCCAAGCAGATCGTCGAACAGACACGCGCTGTCGAGCGGCAGCAAATGGTTCATTGGGCGGGAGACATGGCCAACCAGTGGATAGTATCCAGATCGTCCCTGGCTATGATCGATTTTTCCAAGGAAGCAGAAAAAGCCGCTGATTGGTTGAATGGTGGCCGGGAAATCGACAGCTGGCTGCTCGATCGTATCTATACCACTTTGCTGTGGATCGATGTTTTTGCGTACCGGATGTATTCGCTGGTGATCTGGGGGTTGCTCGTCTTCCCGCTGTTGCTGGCCGCATCCGCCGATGGGTTGTATGTGCGGGAGATCCGCAAGACCATGTTCGTCTCACAGAGCCCGCTGCGCCTGAGAGTGGGCGCTTCCCTTTTCCTGCTGACATCGGTTTTGCTGTTTGTTTGGCTGTTTGTGCCGGTGCCATTGCCAGCATTGAGCGCGCCCACCATGCTGGTATTGATGGCCTATTCGCTTTGGATATGGATGGCGAATCTGCAAAAACGTATTTAATCGCGAAACAGAGCAGTTTTGTATCGCTTTGGCCAGGATTTCGTGTGCGCTTTGTTTGTACGATTCTGGTCATGAAACCCTATCTGATATCGATCCTGCTGTTTCCGTTGTGCGCCCAGGCGGCATGCTTCCAGGAAGCGTCACAGCGTTACCGGATTCATCCGGATCTACTGAAAGCGATTTCCATGGTCGAATCCAATGGCAACCATCGGGCGGTCAACCGTAACCGGAACGGCAGCCGGGATATCGGCCACATGCAGATCAATAGCAGTTGGCTTGGCAAACTCGGCCCATACGGCATCGACGAGCAGGCGCTTTTTGATCCCTGCATCAACACTTTTGTCGGGGCCTGGGTGCTGGCGAACAATTTCCATGCACTCGGTTACAACTGGAACGCCATTGGGGCCTACAACGCAAAATCCCCCGACAAGCGTATCCGTTACGCCCGCAAAGTGCAGGCGGCTCTCGATCGAATCGGGCGGCGACGGTAATGCGCGTGCTTTTGATTGCCATGCTCGTTTCGCTTGTCGCCTGCACGCTGCGGCCACAGCCGAAATCTGTCTGGGCGCAGCAAGAACAGGTCATACGTTTCCACGAAATTGCCTGGTTCGATGAGGATTGGCGTATCTGCGAGGTGGGCATCAATTGTCCGCTAACAACTGGTAAATCTCCCATTCAAGGGATGGCGATCACTTCTGCCATCGATCAGACACATCGAACGGACCTGCCCCAGACTTCTTCCCGGCCCATCTTGGTGCAGTTCGGTTTCGACCAGCAAAATCCCGATCTGCCGCTGGCGCTGGGTGATCTGCTGAAGGCGCTCGGAGACGACGATCGCATTCGCATTACGGGCTATACCGACAGTACCGGTGACAAGGCCTACAACCAGAAACTCGCCCATGCAAGGGCAAAGCAAGTCGCTGCCTGGATCGAGCGGCTTGGCGTAAAGAATCCGTTGGAAATCATTGCCAGGGGTGGTTGCTGCTATCTGGTGCCGAACGACACGGAGCGGGGACGCGCACGCAACCGGCGCGTCGAGATTCTAATCATTGAGAAGGAAAATCAAGATGAATGAAAACATCGATTCTGGCGCAAGAATTCCTCGAACGAAAGCTGCGATCAGGGACATGACTATTGCCGGGGCTTTTATTGCAATGGGCGTTTTGCTGCCGGGCGCGTTGTTTGAGAACGACTTTCAGACGCAGATCGGCGGGATTGCTTTGGGGATAGGCTTCGGCTGGCTGGTGAAATCCATTATCTGTCATCAAACATTGAAATCAGGAGTGCATGATGCGACTTGAGAAACGAATCTATGTGTACCTATTATTGCTCGTATCGTTGTGTGTCGCCGGTGATGCGGTTGCGGGGACGACGGGTACGTCGTTCAACGCGCTGTATGACTTTTTTAGAGACCTGGTGCTGGGGTTTGGCGGAAAGGCCATCTCGGTGGCCGCTGTTGCACTGGGCGGCATCATATCGATAGCCCGGGTCAATCCCATTCCGATCCTTGCAGGAGTCGGGTTTGCCATATTCATGCAATTCACCCCGGGAATCATTGAAGTCATCATGACCGCAACGATCTAGGAAAGCCGATCATGAATGGCGATGAAACTGGCTATATCCCGACGTCGCTCGACGCCCGGGAACGCTTTCTCTGGTGGGAAATCGACCAACTGGTGCTGGCTGTCATGATTTTTGGTGTGGGGCTAGCCATCGGAGCGGCCTTGGCCGGGCTGATCTTCGGTCCCGTGGCGGCTTGGCTTTATGGCCGGATGAAAGCTGGCAGGCATCCGAGATTCGCCATTCATGTGCTTTACTGGTGGCTGCCCGGTAGTCTGTTTATCCAGCCGAAGTCTTTGCCGCCTTCCGGATTACGTTATTTTCTGGGGTGAACATGTTATTCAAGCGTTACCTCCTCGAGCGGGACAATGCCACGCAGGAAATTCGCTTCATGCGTATCCTGTCGGCCGTGCTGGTGTTGATTGCGCTCATAGAAGCCATGGCGATTGGCAACCTGATCGGAGAAGCGCGCACCATACTCGTGCCACCCCAGATCAAGCAAAGCTTCTGGGTTTCATCCAGCATGGTTTCCAGGGAATACCTCGAGGAGATGGCTTACTGGTATGCGGGACTCGCGCTCAATGTGACGCCTTCCGGCCTGAATTATCAGAATGAACTGTTTCTCAAATACGCACTACCTTCCGAATTTGGACGACTGCAAGCCGAAATGGCGTCACGCTCTGAATTCCTCAAGAAAAACCAGGCCTCCTCGCAATTCTCGGTGCAGGACATTACCGTCGATGATCGGCATCTGCGGGTGGCGCTCAACGGCAAATTGCATACCTGGGTATCCGACAAGCGGGCTGGCGAGCGTGATGCCACGTTCATGATCGGTTTCAAATATCTCAATGGAAAACTATATGTTTCAGATTTCAGGGAAACGAACCGGCAAAATCTGTTTGATATCGATGCTGCTACTGCTAAGCAGTCTTGATGCGTATGGCGCGCAGATACTCGAAGGCGATCCGGACGAAACCATGCATGCCGTAATATCCCGCGATGAACCGACACTTATGCGCGTGGAAGGCACTCGTATCCGCCGGATTTACGGTGCCGAGGGGGATTTTACCGTGACCGCCGACCAGGATGCGGGTGCCGCCTATCTCAAACCCGCGACCGACAAGCCCAACATCAGTGCTTTTGTTTCAGACGAATCGAACCGAACCTGGAAACTGTTGCTGTCGGTGATCGATACGCCCTCGGATACCATCGTGATCAAGGGGCGGTCACCGCAAAAAGCGTCGATGGCGGGGAAGGACATGGAACGCAATCGCGTGATCAAGCATATGTTGCTGGCGCTGGATTCGGAGCAAGCCATCATGGAAACCCAATCAACCAATCGAGTTGTGCCATTGTGGCATGACGCGATGTTCGTGCTCACCAAATTGGTTGAAGGGCCTTACAGGGGAGAAAAGTACCGCCTGACGAATATCTCCAGCAAGCAGATGGTGATCGACGAGCGGGAACTGTACCGGCAAGGGGTGGTTGCGGTATCGGTCGAGCGTCCGGTGCTGAGTCCTGCCGAAACCTCGGATGTATATGTGATCCTGGAGCGGACTGATGAGTAACGCCAACGGGCCGGATTACACGGATCGCCTGAAAAATCTTTCCGTCAGATCCAGGCAGTATCTGTTGCTTGGCATGTTGGCGGCAGTATTTTTTACACTGGTTTTTGGTGGGGTTTATTTGTGGGACAGGCAGGAGCCGATGCTTCCGCAGGCTATGGAGCAGAATTCTGGCACCAGAAGTATCGTGGCACCCGGCGCGCAGATTGATCCACGGGAAATCTGGATGACGCAATCCTCGCAGCAACTGAAGGAAATGGATGAAATCATCCGCTCGATGCGGCAAAAAATTACCGAGCTGGAACGAAAAACAGGCGAACCAGCCATTCAACCCGGGAATTTTTTCGCACCGCTGCCAGCGCCATTGCCACCGGAACCCAGTGTGCCGGAGCCTGAGAAAGTCGTTCACATGCCCGCGCCCCAACCGTATTTGCCGGAACCACTTCCTGAATCGGCGATACCACCCCTACCGGGGATTGCCGTATTCCAGATCGCAACCTCGCCCAGCATGACTGATGGTGAGGAGAAGCCTGCAAGCCACAAAACCTACATTCCATCCGGCACTTTCATGCGGGCCGTTCTGCTGGGCGGAATGGATGCGCCAACGGGTGGTCAGGCACAGAACAACCCGATGCCGGTATTGCTGAGAGTCCAGGACAACGCCTTTCTGCCCAACCGTTACCGGGCAAAACTCAAGGAATGCTTCATGCTGGGCTCGGGTTTCGGCGATATCAGTTCGGAGCGTGCTTATCTCAGACTAGAATCGCTTTCCTGTACGTTGAAAAACGGAGCGGTCATCGACCTCGCTGCCAAGGGCTATATCGTGAGCGAGGATGGCAAGGCGGGGCTGCGCGGAAGATTGATCAGCAAACAGGGCCAGGTCATCGCCAATGCGCTCATGACAGGAATCATTTCTGGCATCGGGCGTGGCCTGCAGCAAAGCGCGACATCGTTCAGCACCAGTCCGTTGGGCACAGTCGGCACCATTTCGGGTACGGCCAATCAGTTCCGGGCGGGGCTTGGGGCGGGAATCGGGCGATCGCTTGACCGTGTTTCCCAGTATTACATCCGCCTGGCGGAGCAACTGTTTCCGGTCATTGAAATCGATGCGGGGCGGGTCGTGGAAGTGGTGCTGACCAAGGGGATTGAATTTGAGTTGGGGCCGGAACAGGATTTGGTGGATTTTGGCGCGTTGCGCGGAAAGCCGCGCAGAATCATGGAAGAGGAAGGTTAAAGTATGGCTACAAGACCTATTGCCTGGGTTCTGGGTATGGTGGTCAGCCTGTCTGTTCAGGCGACGGACACGGCAACCGAGGTGGCGCAACGCCTGCGAACACTATATCCCGCAACGACCATCACGCGCGTGAATGAGAGCCGGATAGCGGGTCTTTTCGAGGTTGTCATGGGCAAAAATATCGCTTATGCCGATCCAAGCGCTCGTTACCTGATTTTTGGTCATCTGTTTGATATGGCCGAGCAGCGGGATTTGACCGCAGACGTTTTGGCAACCTTGAACCGGATCGATGTCTCGGTACTGCCGATCGAAGATGCCATCGAAGTTGTCCGGGGCCGGGGCGAGCGCAAGTTGTTCGTTTTTTCGGATCCGGATTGTCCCTATTGCAGGCAGTTGGAGAATGAATTGCCGAAGCTGGACAATGTATCCATCTATACCTACCTGTTCCCGATCGCGCAATTGCATCCCGATGCATGGGATAAGGCCCGCCGGGTCTGGTGCGCCCAGGACAGGGTAGCCGCGTGGGAGGCATTGATGCACCAAGGTAAGCTGCCGGAAAGTGCGGATGAGAGCGACTGCGAGCACCCGATTGCGCGAAATATTTCGCTTGCCGGGCGGCTTGGCATCGACGCTACCCCCACCTTGATTCTGGAGGATGGCACCCTGCTGCAGGGGTACCGGTCTGCTGCTGAAATAGCAGCACTATTGACCGAAGGAGCCCGGCCTTGAAGCGGCACCCGGACTTTCTGGCCGTACTGTTGCTGAGTGGCTGTTCCACGTTATCCGGCCTGGACAGCCAGAGCAAGTTCTCGTGCAAGGCCCCTGATGGGATTTCCTGCTCGTCGTTGTCAGGTGTCTACGCCAATGCAGTCGAGGACAATCTGCCAGGACTGCAACAACCTGCCGTGAAGGCGCAGGCAGAAAAACCGCGCATTGATGAGACACTGCCTGCAGCGTTCTCCATCACGCGCGCATCGCCTTCCATCGTCGGCCAAACGCCCGTTTCTGGTGAGCCTGTCCATACCAGGCCAAAAATACTGCGCATATGGTTGGCGCCCTGGGAGGATGCGGACGGTGATCTGCATGATCAGTCCTATCTTTATATGGTGGCGGATTATGGCCGCTGGATGGTCGAACACAACCGGCAGCGCATCATCGATTGGTATCGCCCCACGACCTTGAAAACCGGTGAAATCGGCAAGGATGCCAGCCACCAGGACAAGAAGACGGGATGGCCGGGCGGTCATTTCACTGCTCCCGCTGCCCCGCCACAGAATCAGTATCCAGACACTCTTCCACGAGAGGACATGTACGATCTGGAGGATCCGTTTTGAGTGTACTGGCCAATCTGAAAACGATATTTCTGGGCGAGCGGTTCGACCCCGCCGATGCGGTCCCTCGCAAACTGCTTGAACAGCTCTCGACCATTCCGCGCCTGAGCGGCATGCTTCCCTATTCGTCCTGGCTGCCAGAAGAGAAATTGTTCGTGCTGGATCAGGGCGCATTCAGTGAGAAACCGATGCAAAATCTCGGTTTCTGCATCGAGACACATCCGCAGACCGGATCCAATGAAGAAATGGAGAGGGTGCTGACCAGTTTGTTTCTCTCGTGTCCGGCAGGCACTGGCATACAGATTTCCCTGTACGCCAGTCCGCATATTCTGCCGGTATTGCGAACACAGTCGACTTTCCTACCCATCGACCCCGAACCTGGTGGGTCGCGCAGCCAGAATACCTTTCGCAGGTTGTCACGCCGCCGCATCGATCATTATCTGAGTGGTACCGGTAAATCATTTTTCTCCAATCATGCCTATCTCTTGCGCGATTTTCAGTGCGTCATATCGATTACCTTGCCGCTCGATCCGGAGAACGTGACAGATGTCGAAGAAGCGATCCGTATCCGGGAAAGCGTGCATTCTGTCTTGCGTTCTTCGCTGCTGCCCGGCAAGGACTGGGAGCCTTCGAACCTGATCAATTTCGTGGCCGATTTTTTTGATCATGAACGTATGCTCGGCAGGCGGCGCAAAGTGATCGAGTACGACGAGACATTGCCGATCCGCAAGCAGGTTTCAAACACCGAGGTTGCCTCGGCGGTCGCAGATAGCTTCATCAAGTTTCGGAAGAACGGCGGGGTGGAGACGGCCTTGCAATGTTTCTCGGTCATGCAGTATCCGAAGTATTTCCGGCTCGGCAACATGGATGCGCTGATTGGAGATTACTTTCGGCTCTCTCTTGCGATTCCCTGTCCATTCATGATCACGATGGGCGCCATCGTTCTGGATTTCGAAAGTGCCAAAACCAAGGCGCAGATGAAAGCCGCGCGCGCAACACAAGCGGCATCGTCCGTCATGGCACGGTTCCAGCCCGATCTGCAGGACCGTAAACGGGACTGGGATATGGTGTTGCGTGCGTTCAGCAATGGCAGAAACGTCGTGCAGATGTTTCACCAGGTAACGCTGGTATCCAGAAGGGAGGATGCCGCGCGCTGCGAGCATGCCGTGCGCGCGGTCTGGCAGGCGCGCGGGATCGATCTGTCGAAGGACGTCTATCTCCAGCACCATGCACTCGTCGCGGCCTTGCCCTGTACCTTGACCCAGGCGATGCAGGCCGATCTGAAAGTGTTTGGACGGGTTGGCACCAAGACAGCGGACAATGCGGTGATGACTGCGCCGCTGATCGCTGAATGGAAAGGCACCGGGACACCGATACTGACGCTCTTTGGCCGGCGCGGGCAGATCATGTCATTCGATCTTTTCGACAACAATAGCGGTAATTTCAATTTTGCCGTCGCGGCCTTGTCCGGTTCGGGTAAATCGGTGCTGGTCAATGAGATGGCGTTTCGCTATCTGGGCACGGGTACCAAGGTATGGATCATCGATATCGGCCGCTCCTACAAGAATCTGTGTGAAATGCTGGAGGGTGAATTCATCGAATTCACCGACGAGCGGCGCAACCGGTTATGCCTCAATCCGTTCTCCATGGTGATGGATATCAATCACGATATGGAGCTGCTGCTCCCGCTGGTCGCCCAAATGGCCAGCCCGCAGGAGAAACTGGACAATTACAGCTACTCCATTCTGGTCTCCGCGATCAAGCGCGTGTGGGATCAGAAAGGCAAGTCAGCCACGATTACCGACATTTATGATTTTCTGAAATCGAACGAGCCTTCGGAGAACGAAGAGAACGTGCGCGATATGCACCGCCTGGCGGCAGCGCTCGAACCCTATACCCGGTATGGCATCTATGCTTCCTATTTCGAAGGGGAAGCGAACATCGCGTTCACTAAAAATCTCATCGTGCTCGAGTTGGAGGAGCTGAAGTCCAAGAAAAATCTGCAGTCGGTCGTCATGCAACTGGTGATGTACCGCATCACCCAGGAGATGTATTTGGATCGATCATTGAAGAAGCTCGTCATCATCGATGAGGCGTGGGATTTGATGGGACAGGGCGCCAGCGCCTCGTTCATCGAGGCGGGCTACCGGCGTGCACGAAAATACGGGGGTGCGTTCGGCACCATCACGCAATCGGTCGAGGATTACTACAAGACCGATGCGACCCGTGCCATGATCGAGAATGCCGATTGGCTGTTTTTGCTTCGGCAGAAACCGGAATCCATCGAGCGCCTGGGCAAGGAAGGCAAGCTGTCTCTCAATGAGTGGACCCGGCGTCAGATGGCCAGTGTGACGACCGAGCATGGTTTGTATTCGGAAATCTACGTGCATTGCCCGCTGGGGTCCGGTGTCGGACGCCTGATACTCGATCCATTCTCCATGATGCTTTATTCGACCCGCGCCCAGGACTATGAGGCCATCAAATCCCTGACCAGGCAAGGCATGTCGGTGGCCGAAGCGATCGAGACACTGTTGCAGCGGAGCTGTGATCCGTCATGAAAGGGTTCGTCATCACCTGGGTGTTCAGCGTGCTCGCAAGCTTCATCGTCGGTAGTGCCTGGATTTATACGCATCCGTTTCCACGATTTGTGACGGTCGATGTCGCGAGCCTGTTCAACGAGTCGGCAGCAGCCTTCGCCAAACGACAGGATGAATCCGCCATGCTGGAAGCCCAGGCACAGGCGATCAGGATCGACATCGCCTTGCAGCAGCTGGCGGATTCTTGCCGATGTTCCGTACTCAACGCGGCCAGTCTGGTGAAAAAACCAAGCAATGCTGTCGAGGGTGCCCCCATTCCGGATATGACCGAGTGGGTCAGACTGCGCATGGGAGCGAAATGAGATGATTTTTTTTATTCCCATTCTGTTCTTTCCGTTTTCTGCTTGGGCGTTCGCGAATGCTTCCAGCATAGACTATCCCTCTGCCTGGCATTGCGACCACTCGAAATTCATCTGGTACTGCGAGGTTGGACCGGAAGAACGTTCCGAACCCTCCGAAGAATCGGCTACACCCCAGGCACGGGCCATTCAAAAACTGGAGGCCTTGCAAAAGGCGCTGAAGGGCAGACGTGCGCTCGCCATTCTGGAGCCCACTCCAGAGAATGTAGCGGCCTACATCGATTTGCAAAATCACTCCATGGAGATGGCATCTGTTTTCTCCGATGTCTGGCGGCGGGTGATCTGGCAGACACCGGCGCTCAATTATGAATTGAAGCGCCCGGTCAACAATGCGGCACTCGATGTTCATCGACAGACGCGCCGGGCGGTCCGAATGGATACACTGGAGAAGCTCGGCAAGGAGTGGGGGATTTTCTTCTTCTTTCGTTCGGATTGTCCATACTGCCATGTCATGTCGGAAACCCTTGCCTGGCTGAGTCAAACGCACGGGATCACGATTTTCCCGGTATCGCTCGATGGAGCTGGGTTGCCCCGGTATCCGGCACCGCGCCGGGACAATGGCCTGGCTGCAAGGCTGGGTGTGGAGGAAGTGCCGTTGATGGTGCTGGGCAATGTGCGCGACAAGCGGCTGGTGCCATTGGGTTCCGGCGTGATTTCGTCGCAGGAGATGATCGAGCGGATTCATATTCTGACTTCGACCCAGCCGGGTGATGCCTATTGATGGCATGATTGGAGAGACCCATGCGCAAAGCCTGTTTTATCCTGACTCTGATTCTGGCAGCATCGAGTAACCCCGCGCTTTCCAACATCAGCGCGGATATGAATGCCTGGTTCAATGCAATGGGTGTTTACGGCAACGTCACGACACCCCAGGCAGTCAAGGGACAAACCGGATCGTTTTATAGCGGTGGATCCATTTATATGCGTACCCCAATGGTCAGCTATCAGTTGGCGAGCCTTGCGCCACCGACCTTTCGGGCCGGTTGTGGCGGTATCGATTTGCATGCGGGCTCGTTCTCGTACATCAATGTGGACCGTTTTACGGCGTTGCTGAAGAACATCGCCAACAACGCACTGGGTTATGCCTTCATGATCGCCGTGCAGTCCATTTCGCCGGATCTGGCCGATTTGCTCAAGAGTCTGCAGCATGTCGCACAAAATGCGAACGGCTTGCTCAACATGAATTCCTGCCGAGCGGCGGAGGCACTCGTTGGCATGACGCCGCTGCCGCAGATGGCGCAGCAAGCCAAGGAGCAGATCAATGCACAGAGCAACGGTGCCACGATGCTCAACAAATTCAATGATTCCCTGGATGGGTTGTCGTCTTGGATGAGCGACTTTGCCGCGAGAAAGGAAACATTGCAGGACGCCTCCAATGCCGATCCAAAACTGAAGGCCTATCTCAATCCAGGCAACGTTGCCTGGGAGGCCATGCGCAGCCTGAACGCGCCGGAGCACATCAAGGAGCTGATGATGAGCTTGGTCGGGACAGTCATCGTCAGGGGCACGGGAGAGACAGGAAACGAAGTGCCGCAATTGCATTATTTTGGTAGAACGCTCGAATTCAAGGATCTGATCGGCAATGTTGCGGAGCATGGCAAAAACATTACGGTGTGGCGCTGCGCGGGCAACGATTGCGAAAATGTGGTTGAAGACAGTGTCAACATCATTCCGTTTGCCTGGCGTGTCCGGGAAATTGTCAAAAAAGGCATTGGCAACATCGATACGCGCGCACCCCAGGGTTTCAGTGATACGGAGAAATTTTTTCTGACACAATCGGCCACGCCACTTTGGAAACTGTTGTCGATGGCGGCCTCCATGCCTTTTTCCTCGGCTGCGCTCGATGAATATTCGGAAATCATTGCGACCGAGGTCGCTTCCAATTTCATGACGGCAGCGCTCAGGGAAATGAATAAGGCGTTGCTGAATGCGCGCGGGTTGCAGGATGCCGTTGCCGTCAAGAATATCGAAAAACTTCAGGAAGATTCCCGGGTGGTTCAGCAGGAGATGGCCGACAGTGTGGCGAATGCCTACCAGAAAGGCATCGGAATCGCACAGCAAGCCAGAAACCTCCAACTCATCAACCAGACCATGATGAGTGCGGTGTCGAACGATCTGCGCAATACCTTGGCATTGTTCAATTCCAACATCGATCTGAAGTAGAGCGGGCGTGAACTTCGAGGTCTTCTCTTATTGGAATACAGACGAGTTGATCGCATTGTTCAATGCGGTGGCATCCCTGACCAACAGCTCCGATTTTTTGGGGCTGGTGCGGTTGCTTGCCATTGTGGCGCTCATCTCCATAACCATTGCGGTGCTGGCCGGACGTAGTCAGCTGGAAGATATGTGGCGCTGGGTGATCATGCTTGCCTTCCTGCATGGGTTGCTGCTGGTACCCAAGGCGACCGTGCTGGTGATCGATCGCACCAGCGCCAATCCCAATCCGCAGCCAGTCGCCAATGTGCCGCTTGGCATGGCGCTGCTGGCCGGTGGTGTCAGTCAGATCGGAGATTGGCTGACGACATCGTTCGAGACAGTCTTTTCGCTTCCCGACGACGTGCAGTTCCGCCGTTCCGGGACGCTTTTTGGCGCGAGGGTGATCCGCGATATATTGATGGCCAGGTCGGGCAGTCCCGTCCTCTCGGCCAACATGATGGATTTCATTCGGGAGTGCGTCTATCCGGAATTTGCGACTGGTTTCGTTCCGCCCCACGAGATCGTTCGGCAACCGGATATCTGGGCGTATCTCAGCGGCAGAACAAACATTGCCCGCTACGTCGAGCTCCGCGAGCTGCCTGCTGGCGTCATGATGGACCCACAGACTTGCCCCGAAGCCTACGCTGTTCTGACTGGTCAGATCGACACGGTGGTCGGTTCGACCATCGGGGATCTGGCCAACGCGCTCAATCCGACTGTCCCGCTTGCCATGCGCCAGGCACTGACGCAAAGCCAGATTGTCACGTCCGCCAATCTCTATACCAGCATAGCCGCCAGTGCGCCAGAAATCATTCGCCAGGGTATGGTGATGAATCAGTTCCTGGATGCGCAGTATAAAATACCGGCCCAAATCGGAGATGCGGCCACTGCCACGACAGCGCTCGCCGAAGTTCAGGCGCTGCGCTCGACTTCCGAATCCTACAAGGTCATGGCGGCGGTCGGCCAGCAGGTCATGCCCAAGATGCGGAACATCCTCGAGATGGTCCAGTACGCACTGGCGCCGCTGGCCTTGCTGATCGTGGTCGTACTCGGTCATTACGGCATCCGGGCGTTGGCGATGTACGCTAAAAGCCTGCTGTGGATCCAGCTTTGGCCGCCTCTTTATGCCGTCATGAATTTCATCGTCACGATGTATTCCTCCAAACAGGCTGACGCAATGGCGCACGGCGGCATGTCGATGATGACCTACACTTACCTCAACAATCTGATGATATCCGATCAGGCGATCGCCGGCATGATTGCTGCGGTAGGCGTTCCTACCATCGCCTGGATGATGGTTGAGGGTTTGTCTCTTGGCGCCGCCGCATTCAGCAGCGTGCTGAGATCTCCGGTGGGAGCGGAGGCCGCCCGTTTTGCTGCGGCAGCCTCCCAGGGAAACGTCAGCATGGGGCAGCTCGGGGTGGACAATCAGACCATGTGGCAGTACAACACGCAACCCATTACTCGCACGGGTGCACCGGTTCATTATTCGGCTGGCAGTAACGGCATCATCACGACTCATCTGGCAAACGGTCAGGAAGCATTCGACTCATCGCTGATCCGCCACAATACCAGCATGCGCCTGACATTCGGCGAGCGCATGGCCAGCACCTTTCAGCAACAGTCGGAATCGGCACAGACGGCTGCTGCCAGTGAGATGGTCACGTCCGCCAAAATCTATGCGTCTGGCTTGCAGCAAGCATTCGACTTTGCCAGATCTCATGGCATAAGTGAACGCACCGGCACCCAAACTGGGACCAGCAGTCAGATCGGATTTTCGCAAGCCGTGAACGAAGTGAGAGAGATCGCCAATACGTTTGCCAGGGATCATGGGTTAAGCCAAGGACAAAGTGCAGAAATTCTTGGGATTGGACAAGCTTTGATCAAAAATCCCCAAGCGCTTAATATGCTTCTGCCTCTTGCAGTCCAGGCATCCGCAAGAATGAGTGGCGGATCATCAGCCAGCGCAGAGCAAACCTTGAAATCTGCCGTGGGGTATTTGCAAAAGGATGGGCACTCCGAAGCGCTGAGCCGGGCCGAACAGGCTATTCGTAGCGCCAGTTTTGACCGGTCAGACGAATCGGCGCGCCGCGCGGTGGAAGGAATCAGTTCGAGCTTCAGCGAGTCGCGAACCCATGCCGATATGGCGACAGCGCATCTCCAGCGATCAGAATCCTACAAGGAAATGGCAGGCCAGTTGAGGGAGAGTTCGGGCGCGTTTGAAGCGAGCATGTACCATCGATTCATGGGGTGGATGAGTACACAGTACAACTCCTATCTCGGTCGAAATTTCGACGGATCGACTGTGTCTGAAATGGCCGAGAAAAATCCTGAACTGTTAGTGCCATTCCTTGACACTTTCTACAAAGAACACATGGAATCAATGGTGTCCTCTAATGCACCGCAGTTCAATTCGCCGGACGACATTCGGCACTTCTTCGTCGAGCAGTCACAGATGATGGGGGGTGCGGCAGGCGTGCGGGCATTCCATGGCAGTTCGACAAATGTTGTTTCCGGTTTTTCCGGATCAGCGGATGTATCGCCGGATAGAATGGCTACAAGTGAGATGCCCGGAAGGTTTGGGGAGGCCAGGGAGCGCGTCATCCAGGCTTTGGGTGCCGGTAACGTCAATGTGGAGAGTCGGGGTGGGCCGCTGCAGGAAAAAGCCGTGAGAATGACCGATCCTGGTTCTCAGCCTCTTGCGGGGATCGCAGGAAGTAACGCCGCTGCAGGTTCGCTGCCCGATAGTCTCGGCTCGAAACTTCTGGATAAAGTGCCTGGTATCGACATGTCTATTGCTGTACCAGGAGCAGCAGTGCCTGAGGCTCAGCAACAACGTATGCAGCAGGGAGCTCCTCAGGATCCAAAGATGGATAGTATTCGGAATCTGATACCGAAGGTGCCAGGAGAAAAAGGCAAATAATGAATCATCCAGCCATAGGGCATAAATGCTCTATTTATCGAATAGCCGGAAAGAAGGGTCATGTGGATCTGTCGTGTCAGAGAGATTTAACGATAAACCATCATTTCTTTCCTCGGCTCTATTCATTTCGACATCCTCACGTTCATGCTGCGGAAGTGAAAATTCTGGTTTTTTCCAGCCAAATGCGATGATTGCATCCCTGACAAATACAAACAGAAACCAGAGCACTGCCCAGATAACGGCGGACAATCCCAGATAGAATGCCACCATGCCTGCGTCAACCGTATCTGCATTCAGAATAATGTACGAAGCGATAACGAGGTAGAGCAGCACTTTTGCCACGGATTCGATTTTTCTCTTCATGGTGCTCATGATCAACTCCTAAATAACCTGAGTTCGGGATAAGTCCTCAAGCTTTGGCCAAGCTATTATTCCTGGTCAGGTTCAGGGTAGGCTTGCTATCGTCCAAGCAGTAGGCCACGATACCAGCCATCAGATTGACGAGGAAATTGAAGGGAGAGCGATGGCGAGTGTGCTCGATCTGGCAAAGGTTCTTCAATTCGTCAAAGACCGTTTCGATCAGGGAACGACGATGCAAAATAGCTTTTTCAAACTCGGTGCGGGGCACAGGTTTCATATTTTTCTTGAGAGGGGTAATGAGCTGAAGGTCTTGCCGGGCCAGTGTCTCAGTGAGCCAGTGAGCGAGGTAGCCCTTATCGGCGAACAGCTGGCCGAACAGCCCCTGGCAGAGGTCGGGCATGGGCTTACGGTCATCGACATTGCCAGCAGTGAGCCGGAGGCGAATCAGTTCGCCCTTCGAGTTGATGATAACATGGAGCTTGAATCCATAGAACCAACCCATCGAAGTCTTGCCGCGCCTGGCGCTGTCTGCGAAAACCCGATGGCGAGCAATGCGCCGGTTATCGCAAACGGCGAGCGCAGTAGCGTCGGCGATGGAAATCCCGTCGCATTGGCCTTTGAGCACCTCGAACAAGGCCGCCAGGGGAATCACACAGCGGGGCAGGAGTTCCACGCATCGTTGGTAGCTCGGCAGCTTCGGAAACTCAGCCTGCAAGTGACCGCATGCGTAAATCAGGTAAAAACTCTTGAACTGGCGAAAGCGCAACTGATGGAACAAAATGGCCAAAGTCATCAACTCCGACAAGCTCAATTCGCTGCAACGCTTACGCTTTTTTACTCCTGCTTCCAGAAGATGACGCTCTAAAGCAGGCTCGAACTGGCGGCAAAAATCATCTATCAGGCAAAAAAGTTCGGTTAAACTGTCCATGAGCGTCTCCTGGATACGGTAGATTTATGTAGGAAAACATAATCTTACGCAAAAAGTAGGCGCTCACCTCTACTTTTCTTATCCCGAACTCAGGTTAAATACTTTTTCGATCGACTGTGTATCCATAATCCTGCCTGTTGCCATTCATTATGCTTGCTGATTAACTCTTACTCCTCTCCATCCATTTTTTTTCTGATGGCGATGATCTTTCTTTCCAGTTCGGCCATCTTTCTCGCTTCCTGAATTCTGGCGGAGAGTCCGTCCAGGATGGCGGAACATTTTTCATCGTCGAGTTCCACCATTTGTTCTTCCAGGGCGCGTAATCTCAAAAGAAACGGGCGTAAGTCAACAGGCTCTCCCGGAGCGGTCATTTCACCGACGCCAGTCAACAGCCAGTGCAGATTGACGCCTGTCTTTGAGAAAGCAATCAATGACTGGCCGCCTGGAATACTCTTGCCACCCTCGCATTTTCTGATGATGGTGATGCTGATCCCGGCTAATTCAGCAAATTCTATCTGAGTTTTTTCTATGGATTTCCTCCATTGCCTCAACCTTAAGGCAATTTCCTCGGCGTTCAAAATAGCTCCTTTTGTATTAAATTATTTGACAACATATATTAAAAGAGTATTATTCTAATTAGGTAACAATTTATGGAAAAAGAGCATGAAAGATATCTTTTCTATCAATTATCAGTACCTGATCATGGCCAGGGACGCAGCTAAATCCAACTCAGGAGAATTGCTGTCCGGTATTCCACGTTCTATTTTAGATAAGCTGTCCGAGATGAGTGTGGAAGAAATTGGCGAGCTTGCTCAGTCTGCAGGAGTAAGCCTATTAGGTATAAGGTTATCAGAATCAGAAATGATTCAGTTAATGAATATGCCAAAATCCTATCGGACCACATATGTGGTATCTCTTCCCACCAGGAGAACTTGAGTGGTTTGTCTTGCCGATCTGGATAATCTGCAAATTGCGCGTGATCTTATTGCTGCTGGGTTGCGGTTGTCTATCGTGAGAAGTTTGACGGGTCTCGGTACAAGAATTTTGCGCAAGCTCTGGAAGGAAATTCATGGCGCCAGCCCCAAAAATGGCAGGCTTCCGGATACGGTTCTGAGTTTTATCGAGGATTATGATTCAGCGGCAAAACTAGCGGCATTCGTATCCATCCACAAAATCGTCTATAGTGTTTCGGTCCCTGCGCTTGCCAATTATAAATTACATCACCTGTCATTGACGCCCCAAAGCCTGCTGAATGCCTGGAAAGATTTCCAGCTGATCAATACAACCGATCTTGATATCAATGCGGCCTACTTTGCCGCGCGTGATGTGGGCATACAGATCGTCATGTTTGCCAAGTGCCGCACCTGTGATGCCAGATTCATATATGATTCCGGGAAAAAATATACCGAGCGGTGTCCGTTCTGCAGAACTAGGATCGTATGAAGAGTTTACCTTGCCTTGTTTGATCGGTTCCGACCAGAAGTTGACCCGGCATGCAGCGCGCCTATGCCGGGCCGTATGGATTAATCATATCCCTCTGCTCAGTTTCTTCGCTACGCGGATTGCACGGCTTTCTCCATGTGCTCGGCTCATGTGATTGGCATCGGCCGCATCACTTTCCGGGGGGCTTGGCATAACCATCTGGCCAGAGCAAACGGTTATGCCTATAGTTGCCAACGTCCTGACTCGTTCGGCTCTCGTTCTCGTTGGCAGCCGATTCAGTTCATCAAAAAGCTCTGGATTCAAATGCGGATTGATGGTCAGAACGATCCTGATGCTGCTCACTGATAGGCTGCCCCCATAAGCCAGAAACCACGGCAATTGGAATAGACGGCATCCTGTGTCATGATGGTCCTCAGTCGAGGAAAGGATTCCTGCACCGCTTCCCGGAAAAATACGGCGCCGCCTCCGACCAGTACGATCAGGTCGACCATTTTGCTTTCGATGCGCAACGCTTTCTGGATCGATTCGGTAACGACCGGGCCAACGGTTTTCTTGGCTTCCTGGATATAGGGAGAGATTTCGACTTTCTGACCCAAAACCAGAATGAATGATTTCTCCTGGCGGATGGCATGCTCGATTGTTTCGATGTTTACACCCGCGCCATGATCTTTGCCGATTAACCGAGAAACTTCTTCGAGCAATACCGAAGAAGCATTGAGGCTCGTTCCGGATGACTGCTTATGAATTTCGTCATTGCTGATTACCACCCAATCGACCGAGAAAAAGCCGGGATCGATGACAAGCACTCTCGCGTCTTCGATATCCTCATCGGTTCTCGCGATGAAATCGAGAAAACCGCCGATCGGTTGCGGCACGACTTTGACTTTCTTGACTTCCACGGTTCGTTTGGGCGTGAGGGTGTGAATGCCCGTCATCGATTCCGACAAGGCTTTCTTTCTGTCTTCATCCATATATTGCGAAACCGGCAACCCGGTCACCAGCATATCGATCTGTTCCATTTCGGAGAGCAGCAACCCCGACTTGAAAAGTGCCCTGTAGGATTCGCTGGAAGTATAGTCCGCATGAAGTGATCGGCTCCACATCGCAGCGCGGTCCGGTGAGACACCGGCAACAAATGCTTTGCCATCCACCATCACATGCAGGAAATCATCCTGAGTTCTGCCATCGAAGCGTGAACCAAAACGGTCTGCTGGCGCCGCACCTGCTGGACGTAGAATTGTTTTGGGGGAGATAGAGCCATTTTTTACACCGTAAGCCAACTTAACCCAAGTTCGCAGCTTTTTCCCCCAAAACCACCCAAAACCCCCCATTTTTGCTCTAAATCAGAAAAAAATTCTTTTATAATCAATAGCGATTATTTCTGCAGGGTGATGTAGTGCCATTTTTAGTA